CTCAAGGACAGATGAGTTATGAACCTCCACAAAGCGGATTAGGTTTAGGTAGTGCTATACAGAAAGGTGCGGCTTGGGCTAAATGGTTAATGTGAAGGTGGTTTTTTGGCTCTAACCATTAATGTAGATTTGGGCGGTAGAACACCCGAACCTATTACATGGTCTAAAGAATTGGCTAAAAAAAAATTAATTGAATATTTATTTGTTGATTATTTAGATGAGCAAAAATATGGAAAAGAATATAATTTAATTAAGAGATTTAGTAGAATATATAGCCCTAAAAAGGTGGCTAAAAATAGCAGGGCTTTGAAAGGATTTACTAAAAGTGCATATAAAGATATATTTAAAGAAGCATTAACTTCTATTGAAGGAGAAAAAATAGAACAACTAATTGAGCCATTAGAACTAAAAAAAGAATTTGAAGAATTTACTAAAAGCGAGAAAGGTAAAGAAGTCATAAAAGAAGAGATTAATGATTTGTCCGATAAAGTTCTTGCTAGAATATATGAAGATACAGAAAAAATGAAAAGTGCTGAACTTGAAAAAGATAGAGGGCTTTCCGAAGATGAAGCAGAAGCCTACTTTACAAAAATAATGGAAGTTGAAGATAAAAGAATAAAAGAAGATTTAGTAAGAAAATATACTATAGACGGTATAGACGACTTTGGTAAAAACAAAGAAAATATTAAACTCAAAAAACTTAAACAATTAGGATTTAAGGATATAGGATTAATTAGTAAAAAGAAAAAAGAGTCTCTTCTCGGTGATGATGGAGGAAGACTTAGCCTTGAGGACACCAAAGATATTTACGGAGATTCAGCATATAGATTTCAAAAAGTTCTTTTTGGTAAAGATGAAGCCTTTGGTGGAGAAAAAGATGCTACAGGCGAAGAATTAAAATCAGTAAGTGATGCACTTATGATTAAGTTTGGCTATGAATGGGAACAGAAAAATGAAGATAAGGTTAAACAATATCAAGAATTACAGAAACCGTTTTTAAAATTAAAAAAGATTATTGATAGATATAGAGATGTGTTAATGCGTGAAGTTGAACCTATGTTAGAAGGCGAAGATGAAGAAGCAAAATCACTACAAGAAATATACAACCTTTACTCTAGGGGCAATAAAAAACTAGACGCTGACTATACAATTACATTAGATGGTAAACTACAAGGAATACCGGAAGCACTAGGAGAATTATTCTTGGCGGTATTTCCCGACGAACCCGCAGGTTCTAAAGTTTATGAAGAACACAAAAATGTTTTAAAATTAATAACAATGATAGGTAGAAAAAAGCGTAGTTTTGTTTCAAGAGATACAGATAAAAATGACTACAAGGTAGATATACTTAGAGTTGAAAAAGACGCAGATGGAAAAAATATTACAGTTTCTACTCTTAAAGAACAAATAAATAAGATTCAAAAAGAAAAAACCCAATATGCTAAAGCCGAAATTAAAGAATTAGAAGAGAAAACAATAGGGTATGAAGTTAAACCAAGTAGGGCATTACAAAAGAAAGCAAGTAAAATGTTTGACAGTAAAAAAGAAGTATTTGATTTTTTCAAAAGCCAACTAACAGATTTGAATGCAGTATATTTTATACAACTTACAATAAAAAATAAACAGGAAAAAGGCAAGAGTAAGGGCTACAGTATTAGGTCTAATAAAGATGAAGGAAAATCGGAAATGATTAAAAAGAAAATTGTCTTTGAAAGAAGTTTTGCTAGTAGTGTTGCTAGAGTAAGTAGAGAAAATAAAACCGACTATAAAGAAATACAAAAAGCAAGTGGCTTAATTAACAATCTTAAGAGAGGACTAAATTTATTAAGAAACACAGGAAGTGAATAATATGGCGATAGCATCATCACCAAGCGACTATACCTCTATTGATGTAGATTATTCAGTAGGTAAAGGATATTATACAGATAAAGATGCAGTATCGGACATGCTACAAGTCCCTGCGTTTACATCTTCAACATATCCTAGTCAAGCCCAAGTTGGTAAGATTATAAAAAATATAGAAGGCATAGTTGATGATAAAGTAAAGAGGTCATATAGGCCAATTATTCACAAAGATGAGTTTCATGATTTTGAATTTGTTAGACACCCAATGCAAGCATATTATGGTGGCTATGTTGGCTTCATACAATTAGCCACAATGAAACTAAAGAAAGTAATATCTTTGAAAGTCTGGCAGGGAAATAGTTATCAAGAATTGGCTTCGGCTCAAGCAAGCATAACATTACACCCCGACGACTTTCATAAACTTAGGAGTATAACTTTACAACTTCCTAATAATGGAGATACATTCACTTTGTTTCATCATGGAGAAGGTGCTATGTCAGCGCATAATACATTTGATAGTAGATTTGGAGCAAAAACAACGGCAAGGGATATTTGTCATTTAATTAATGAGGAGTTTCCTGCGAATACTGCTCAATTTACAGGGGCAAATAGAGAGAAAGAGAGGTCTTCTTCTCCTAACAATTTAAGTGTAAGTGATTTCTTTTATGCTTCTATTGACCCCGATAATGGATATAAAATTAACATTTCAAGTTTGTTAGCAGGAGAAGATGGTTCGGGTTGCACTATAACACTAGCAGATAAAGCAGGACAAAACTCTCAATCATCTTCGGAAGCATTTACAGACATGCAAGACATGAAAAGATTAGGTAGTTTTTGGAGCATTAAAGATGATGGGAGAATATTTTTCTTAAGGGACTATCCTTATCATACTCAAAACTCAATTATAATTACTTATGTTGCGGGTTCTTCAAGAGTTCCTTCGGCTATACATAAAGCAACCACAATGTTAGTTGCGGCTGAATTGTTGCGACATGACGACCAAACAATAATGATTGCTGAAACTGGCGGTAATATTTCAACTAAAGAAAAGTATGACATTCTAACAAAAGAGGCTATGGACATACTGAAAGGAAAGGGTGATTTAGTTTATTTAATTGAGTGATTTGTATGCAAGAAATACAGATGTTCAAGAAATTTTTAGAAATAGAAATGGAAAGACAAAAAGCCATGCAAGAACTTTCCGAAATATTAGGTATTGATATTAGTTTTAGTAAAGATGAAATGATTAAAAATGCACAAGAAAACTTTAGCAGGGCAATATCTCAAAAAATAAGTGATGATTTTAAAAAGGCATTGAGGCGATAAAATGGACGAGGTTAGTTTACTCATTGATTTAGTTTCAAGTAAATGGAGTTCTTCTGTCACCACTTTAATTAGCGAAGGAAAGATAACTGCCGACCATGCAGGAACTCCTAACTTTGTTGATGTTAGAACATTGGATAAGAATAGAGGAGTTAGATATGATTTAACCGCCAAAGATGTAATTATATTTTTTGAGGATTCACAAAATTTAGAATATCCAACTATTCATTTTGATGTAAGGCATGAAACTTATTCATTTACTATGCACATAAGAACCATACATGACGAAAGAGCAGGAACAGATGCTAGTTTTGGTAAAGACAGGCTAAAGGCTTTATACTTGATAGCCCGTCATACGCTTGAGCGAGGTCGTAAGGGACATACTGCAAGTGATGGTTCTAAATTCAATCAAATATTTGTAGGTTCAAGAAGTGAAAGCAACGATAGAGCAAAGAGGTTATTCGGATATAAATTAACGGTAGAGGCAAAACGATTCGCATTAAGTATTCCCTAGTAAGTTTGTAAGGAGAGGGGAGATGAAAGCATGGTAGTAAATGAAGAAATATTTGTAGGAAGTGGAGCGACACTAAGTTTTGTTCCCGAAGTAGATTATTATATTAAAAAAACAGCAGTTAGCGGTGATGAATCAACAATTACTTTTCATGGCGACCAAGCACATTTCCGTTTAATAAAAGACTTATATGTTGGTTGCACCATTGATAGATTTGATAATAATAATGTATTAAAATCAACACATACTATTACTGGTAATTCGGGTAGTTCTGCTTCTTCGGCTACAATAACTTTTACCCCTACTGCAAAATCAACCGCCACTAATGACTACTATGTTATTAGAGGCTATGGCGCACCATGTCCTGCTCCTGCACAAAATAGTAAATCTACATTAAACGCTGATAATTTTATTGGTTTAGTAGAATCAGCAACATTCCCAAACTTAGAAGTAGAAATGAAACAATTGAATTTAAATTTAGGTGGAACAAGAAACTTTACTCATCAGTATAAAGGAATAGAAACTGCTAGTGGTGGAAATATTGCTTTGATTGCTAATCAGGGCCATTGGCTATATTATGCTCTTGGGAGATGCACCGCTACAACTATTCCTGCCGGAATTAGGTCAGCCGCTACCGCAGGTAGTTTTTCTGCTCCATATACTGTAAATAGTGCAGATGCTAATACTTTCTTACACGATGATACTTCACACATTGAAGATGGCCCTATATTTTATAGAACAATAGGAAATAGTATTACTCCTCCACTAATGCCGACAGACACAACAGTAGGACAATTAGTGGCTTTGGCTTCTTTGTCAGCAGGTAATTTTGCTACTAACTTTATCACTTATACGATTAATGAACAAGACACTTCAAAACTTCCTTCATTTGCTTTAGAACAATCTATTTCAAAAACTGATACAAACTTACTAACTGATATAGATTCAGCCGCAACAGAAAGTCATAACTTTGTCCGTATTGCTAGAGGAAATAGAGTCAATACTCTAACAATAACCGCTAATGAAAATGAAGAAGTTAAAATGACTATGGACTTAAACAGTAGTGCGGTAAATGCTTTAGACATTGATGAAGAAATGTATGCTAGAAACAATGTTGCCGATGTAGAAAATTTCAGCAATAGAAAGAATGCTCAAGCAGGACACCTAGAACCATTCTTTTTCAGTGATGGTATTTTTAGTGCCTTTGGACATACTTTCTTGAAAATAACTAACTTTACTTTAACTATCAACAATAACATACAAGATAAAAGATTTGTTGGAGTAGGCAGTAAATCGGTTAAACAAGGAATACCTGCACAAAGAACATACGAACTAACTTTTACTGCGTTAGTCACTGACGATAGATTGTTTAGAGAATTGTTAAATCAAGCAGAAGATACAACAAACGATATTACTTTGCAGTTTGATAAGAGCAACGGAGAACAAATAAAATTAGTTTTTGAGAATGCTTTTACTAGTGCGGCTAACTTTACTATACCCGACGATAAAGGGCCAATAACAGTAGAGGCCACTATAATGCCTAGAGGATTAAAGACTAATGGTTGCACAATTATTACTCATGCAGGTTTGATGGGGTGATTGAATGGGTCAAGGATATTCATATAGAGATTTACTTCAAGAAAAATCTAAGAAAAAGGCTAAACCAAAAGCCGCTAAGAAGGCTAAGGAGGAGAAAAAAGAAACTCCAAAAGCCGAGTAATTATAAATTCCACCAACACCGTTTGTTTGTTTGTTGGTTTTGAAGGTGGATAATATGACTGAAAAGAAAGTGATTAAAGATAAGAATGTGCTATTTGCACTACAAGAGCCTACGCTACATTATGTTAAAGTAGCACCCGACCAAGAAGAATATCTAAAAGTGTGGGTAAAAGAACCCACATGGTTAGAGGCTGAAAAGGCCATGAATAGCATGATGAAATTAGATGCTAAAACCCAAGATGTAGATATTGATATTAACGCCATGTATCGTTATATGGTTGAAAATTTCATATCAAAAACAGAACCCTCCCTCTCCACTATTGACATGTTAAGGTTAAGTCCTTATGTCGGTAATCAATTAAAAGAAATACTACCTAATCCTATGACTGTTTTACAGGAGGACAACGAAAAAAAGGAATAATTGAGAATACTATTAGGGGAAAGCCTAGCGACCCCAAAACAGTATTCTTAATTTTGACTTATACATTGGCTAGTGCTTTATCTATAAGTCCTTTAGAAATATACAAAATGCCGACAAGTCTTGTTATGGACTTGTTAATGGTTCACGGAAGTATGGAAAAGATTAAACAGGAAGAATTAGACAAGGTAAAACGACAAGCAGGGATTTAGTATGGCCGATGATGAAGTTGTCAAACTTGTAGGCAATCTAAATGATTTAAATTCTGTTTCCTATAAAGCGGGACTAGAGTTTAGGGGTCTTACTAAGCGTCTTATCGTAATGTCCGATAGTGTATCGGGCGCAGGTAAAAAATGGACTATTTTTGCTAGGCTTGTTTCCGGTAGTCCACTATGGAGATTACAAAATAAAGTTAGGGCGTTTGTTGATTCTTTAGCATTAATGGAGGAGGCTTCAAGAAAAAATACGGAAGCCCAAAAAGCGGCTGATGAACAAGTAATAAATTTAGTTAAGAGTCAGCGAATGCTAACTAAAGTAGAAGAAGAAGGGGCTAATGCAGGAAAAACACAAGTAAAAATTATACAGGAACAACTTAAATTACTAAAACACCATTTAGACTATCAAGAACAATATGGCGATTCTATATCTAATAATTTATTGATTGAGAAAAGAATAGAAGAACTAATGAACGAGGCTAATACAGAACGAAGGGAAGCAATACAAAATACAGTTGCTTTCAATAAAGCCTTATTATTAGGAAAAAGCGACTTAGAAGCATATGCAGAAGGAATGGAAGAACTAATAGCAAAAGCAGACCAAATGCAAGAGACTTTTGAAGATGCACAAAAGGCCGCTAAACTCGCTGAAAATCTAAAGATAAGAGATATGAGCGACCCGAAAGAAGCAAAGAAAAGAAAAGAAGGAGTAAAAGCGGCAAGAGAACAGTTCGGAAGTTTCTTTAGTAAGGAAAAAGGAACAGAACAAAAAGAATTTATAGAAATGTTAGCAGAAAGAAAGAAAGATGAAAAATCTTTTGGAGGAAAAGCACTATTCTTTCTACAAAAGAAAAGACAACAAATGTTTAATTTTACTGTAAAATACCAAAAGTTCATGCTAGGCGTTGGAAAAATGGCTAGACCAGTTCTAAATTATGCCTTTAAGGTAATGATTATGATTATGTTAGGTATTGTCGCTTTCTTAGCCTTTGCTAAAATAGCCTACGAAGCCTTTGGATTTTTACAAGAATTTGGTGTCTTTGAAGACCTTAAGAGAATAGGAATGTTAGTTCTTGATACGGCTAAAAATATTATAGGATTAATAATGGCCGTTGTCAGTGGAGATGTATATAAGTTCATAGAACATGGAGAAAAGATAGTTAAAAATATAATAGCCATAGGAATATTAGCAGTTGCGGCAATATTAAAAACACTATTCGCATTAGCAGTAGGGGCATTTTATAGCATAATAGATTTCATAGAGAAATTAAAAGATGATAAAGACTTACGAAATAAAGTGTTTGAAATTATCATGAAAGCCGGTGTTTTATTGCTTGCCGCATATTTTATTAAATATCTAGCAATAAAACTTATGGAAATAGCCGCTATCTATGCACTTCCTGTATTAATAGGAGTTCTTCTTATAGCAGGAATAACTGCTCTCTTGTATAAAATCGTTAAGGACTTTAAAATAGGTAGAGTTTTTGAAGGTGCTAAAAAACTCGGAGGTAAAGTTAAAAGTTTTGTAAAAGACAAGATAATACCTAGAGCCACCGGAGGTATAGTAGGTAGTGGAGAAACAACTCTTGTTGGAGAAAGAGGGCCGGAATTAGTTAAATTACCCGCAGGTTCAAGAGTTCACACCAATGACGCAAGCAAGAAAATGGCGGGTCATACGATAAATAATACATTCAATATAACAGTTCATGGCGGTCTTTCTAATGTTCCTAAGTTGGCTGAACAATTAGGTAAAGAAATAGGCAATAAGATAACGAGGCGAATATCCTCAAGCGGATTATTTAGGTGATGATAAATGGGAAGCGTATATCTTAAACTGCAAAGACATTCTTCAAGTGATGGACTAAACATAAATGTCATTGAGTTATTAACGACACAAGTTAGCATAAGTGTTAGTAAAACCATACCTGCTTTTGAAGTTCCTTTGTCCGGTGTTGCTACTGGTGAGTCAATAACTGCGGCATTAGATTTAGGAATGGCTCAAAAAACAATATCACTTCAAGGAGTAATATTAGACCAAGTAGTTAAGAAAACTCATACTGATGGTGGAGAAATTAACACTAGTGTATTTACTGCACATGAGATTGCACAAATGATTGCTTCCGGTGTTGATTCAACAGGATTTGCTAAGAATCAAGCATTCAATGAATTAGTTGTTTTGATACCTTCTTTTGTTGATTCTAATTACAATCAAAGAATTGGTAAAAAAAGTTCATCTACTATTGTAGAGGGAGATGATAGGGACGAGGGAACTTTAGTTCCGTTTAATTTTGCTTCAAGGGGAAGCAATAACGCTTTGGATAATTTAGGAGTTCCTGCTAAAATATCTTCTTTCCCCGATGCTGAAACAGACACAGGATTAACAGGCTTCATTAGAAGTTTTAGTTGTGATATTAGCGCAGAAACCTTTGAATTAAGTTTCTCTTTAGAGTTCCAAACTGCTTTGATTGCTCCATAGGTGATAGTATGTATGACATTCTACTAGGAAAACAGAAAGGCTTAGTGTTTCCTGTTATGTGTAATGCTCATGTAAAAATAGACTATAGCGATAATGTGCCGGATTTGAATTATGGTATATGGGAGCATACTGGTTCATTTACTTTTGAATCTATTATTACTCCTTATGACATAAACGGAGTAGGGCAGTTGTCGGCTCAATCAAGATATAATCCTAGACAAACAAAGAAAGTAATGCCTAGTGTTCTTTATTCACAAAATGCAGGAGCAGGAGGACAAAACCAAAGCGAACTATACTTGCCTCTAGCAAAAGCAAACACCATAACTAGGTTTACACATGAAATGAGAATTTTCTCTAGCACTAATTATTACATTTCATTAGTTAATTCTACAACTCACAATGAAAATCAACCTGCTGAATATAAAATAAAAGTTGGAGTTAAATTAGGAGGCGTTGATTATACTATGATAACTGACAATGCCGTTATAACTGCAACAGAAGGAGTAGGTTGGCGTAATGGTTCAACTTCTTTTCCCACATTAGAAGGCTTTGATGAAAACGGTAGAATAAAATATATACATGCCGGAACTACTGATGCTAATAGTAGTGGAACTACAATTAATGTTGATAGCACTACAAAGTTTCATCAATTTCAAGAGGTATTTACAAGAGATGGATTTAATTTTACTTCTTTAGGCACTATCGCATCTAATGGTATAAATACAGGCGTTAGTTTTGTTTTAGATAATGCACCATCAAGCACTTTATCTTCGGGAGTAAAGATATTTATTCCCGCATTCAAAGAACCTGCTTATATCAACAATCAATTTCATATCGCTTTTAGTTTTACACAAAGAAAAAATAGCGTAGGTAGAATATTCTTGAATGGTATATTAATCAAAGAACAAGAGTTTTCTTCCGGTAGTGCGGTTTTCTCAATGGCTTCCGAAGATTTGTTTATCGGTGCTTCTAATAATCAAGGAACTGGTGCTGATAGTGCGGGACTCAATAAACAGTTTATGGGTGAACTTCATGAAATTTGTATGACTTCCGATATTAGAAAGAAGTTTTTAACCAATACTTTAATGCCTAATTCGGATAGCACTTTAATGTATTTTAAATTTGAGGAGGGGGATTTGTGAGAGTAATAGCAAAGAAAAATTCTTCCTTTACATTACAATGCACTAGAGGAAGTTCTAATAGATTAGATGTTCCCCAAAGTGCTGATTCCGATAAAATTAGATTAGGTCAAATAGTAGAAGGAGATGTTATTCCGGCAGGAACTTATGTTACTCACACTAGCCTTAATCCACCATCACAAATATTTTTAGAAACAAATGGCGCAACAACTACACTACCTAACAGTTTTAGTCCCGCTACTCAAACTATTACTTTCACAAGAACTGCAAGCCAAATGACAAATAATCCAATGTTATATGCTACAAATGTCTTATCACAAAATAAAAGAAACTTTGTTGCGATTACTCCCGATGATGCAGGAACTTTAGTATTAACTCCGCTAGGAAGAAGCACTTTGGCTAATTGTTCAATTACAAATGATGATAGATTAATTACACTATCAAGTGGAAACACTAGCAACTTATCCGTAGGAGAAGCCATATACAATGTCAATTTACCGGAAAATACAAGAATAGAAAGAATACTTAGCGATACTTCTTTTGTAGTGGACAAAGAACCAATATCAACTGCTAGTAGTCAAACGGTTATTTTGGGAATGGAATATGAAAATTTACAGACAACAGAAGGATTCAAAATAAAGTCTTATGAAGATTCTACAGAAACAGGCATTAGAATAAATACGGTCAATTTAGATACTCATTATTTATTCATTATGATACATTCCGATGATTTCAATTCACACCATTTTACTAGAGTAAAAGAAAAACTTACTGATGATGTTGAAGGGGATTCATTTGAGATTGAAAATCCTTTAGGCGAACAAATACTAGAAGGAACTAAATTTACTTTGTATAGTTTACCTATACCAACTAGCAATCACCCTGTTTGCATTGGAGCAGGGATTAAAAACCCAACACATGATTTTCATTGTGCAAAGCCTTTATTTTATTTTTTTGAAGACCATTCTTCCGAAAAAGACGGCTTGGATTTTGGACAACTATATAGCATAAAAGCGGTAGAAGAAAATTTTACATCAAATGCTACTGCAACTTTGACTCATGTTAGTAAATTCACTACCATTCAAGACTTTGGTAGAGATATAATAGACAGTAGTAAATATTCACTTAAAGCAAAAATAGTAGATAAATTGGTTTCACTAGATAACGAAGTAGAACGGGTATATACATCTAATGACTACAACGAGGGTGCTTTTGTGTTTAGCAACTTCGGTGCTTCTACTGTTTTTAATAACCAACCTGTGCATACTTCTACTGTTTTAGAAGACTATGCCGTAAACTCAAGGAGAGATGCTGACGATAGCATGATAAGTTCATCGGTAGGAAGCGGAACAAACAATGTTCTACTAACAGGGCCAACTAGATATGTTCATTATGCTGATTCAAAAGATAAATCAAACTTGACATATAATGTTCTTGATTGTAGATTATCGGAGTCTTTTGGTAAAAAGGGAACTATATCGGAAATAACAATAGCCGACCCATATAGAATACTTCCTCTTAAATTAAAAGAGGGTGATAAACTTAGAGTAAGACATGAAGTTTTCAAAGGAGATTTTAACGAATTTAAATCCTTTAACGCAAGCGTAGCCACAAGTGCTTCGGGACAAACCTATACAATTAATACAGAATTTGACTTAGGTAGTTTCTTGAATGCAGGTGAAGAAGTTAGGGTTGGGAGTAGAATTTTTATTGTAAATAGTTTTGGAACTTTTAATAATTCTACAAAAACACAAACGATTACCTTTTTGAATGAAAACAGATTAGAAACAGAATCAGTATTTGCTTCAAGTAGTTATGCTTTAGAAGCAGGAGCAATATTAGAAAGAAGGGCATTTAGTAAAATAGATAAAACCCTCTTAACAGACTTTAAAACAATATCCGCAAGAGAAGGAGATATATTTGTTAAGATGTTTTCTTCCGACTTTTCTTACAGTTATGCAACCGCTACATCAGTAGATGCTGAAAAGAATTTAATTACTTTAGATTTATTTGATAGCGGCTATTATACTTCTACTCAACCTATGACTTTGTATCATAATGGAGTGACTCAAATAGATTATATGGAAGGTCAATATGCTATTTGTTTAGAAAAGATTGATGGGGTAATAGAAAAAATTGAAGAGTTTAAAGAAAACGGTTTAACTCAAACAAAAATAATAGGCAGAAGTAATGTTAGAAAACTTATTTCTCCATTAATAACAAAAGATGCTTTATTCTCGGAAGATATGATTTATTCTTCTAACAGTCCATATAACAAACTTACAGGATTAGGTGTAAACATAAACTGTTATTTCAATACTAATACAATTACAACTTCGGGTTCTATTACTCTAGCCGCAGGTGATAGAATACATGTTAGATACAAAAGTGGTATGACTGCCTATGTTGGGGAAATCGCCACAGGAGCAACAGGAACTAGTTTTACATTAGTGGATTTTTCAAGAGCGCATGTCGGACAAGGTTCTACGGCTTTAACAGGATTCAAGGAAGCAAACAAAAATTATGTATTTAACAAGGCTTTGGCTTCTAATACCTATATTGATTCTTTAACGAGCCTTGACGGTGCTTCTAATAAGGGACTTGTTTTTAAATCGGGCAATCAAATTAGTTCTACGGGTGTGGAAGGAAGTAGTTTGATAGGAACTAGCCACAATACCAACAATAACGCTCTAGGATATAACATAGATAATGCTAAGAAAATGAAAAGCGATTCGCACTTTCAAACTACTTTAGAAAGCACCGATTTTGATGTTATCAATACCCTAATAGATTTTGAAATAGTTAGTGCTGAAAGCGACGGGTCAAGGGCAACTAATCTTGTTATTGCCCCTTATGTTCCTCTATCTTTAGGTAGAGTAGATATTAATTATGCTAATACAAATGATACTACTTATTCCTCCGAAAACATAGGTGATATTTCTTATGATATGACAATGCCTAGAAGACATATTGAAGTTTCTTCTCAAGCAGTATTTGATGGAACTAAAACACTTGGCGATGATGATTTCTTTGAGTCTAAAAGAATAATTAAGGCTTGTTCATCAGCAAGACATATTAGAGGAACTAGAAATTTACACGGTAAACCTATTTTTATCAATGGTAAATTTTTAGCCAATATCATTCAAGTTAATGGAGAACATGTCAAGCAGGGCGTATATCCCTTTAATGCAGGAACACCTACTTTAACAGGCTTAACAAAGACACAAACCGATGGCTTATCAACAGGAATGACCCTACAAGGAACTAATGTGGGAGTTAATAGAATTATCACATCAATTACTGAAGACTCTATTACCCTAAATCAAGCACCAACCGGAACTGTTAGTTTCGCTAGGTTTGAAAATTGGAGATACCAAAATGTGAATAACTTTGTGGTTCGCTCCACTAGAATATACTTGGATAGAGAAGTCGGTTTTGAAACTATAATGTCTAAGTCTGTTTCGGGAAGCGACACATTAATTGTAGAATCTACAGAAAAATTATATGTGGGTATGAAAATAAGCGGAACTTCAATAACTGCGGGAACAACTATTACGAAGATAAACAGTATTAATTCTATAACAATGAGCGCAAACGCTACAGGGACTAATAGAAGCAATAGAAATTTCTTTTTGGCTCAAGGCATACAAATAGACAAACTAGAAGGCCATGCTAAAGAAGATGTGAATGTTTTACCAAAAGCAACAAGGGCAACTAAAGAAAGTTCAAAACTAACACACGAATTAAATCTCATAAATGGTTCTCACTTACATACTGCAAAAATGATAGGTTTACTTCACCCTTCTCTTGCTACACAAAACACCTACAATAAAACTCTTTTAATGAATTATCCTTTAACTGCTTTACAAGACCACGACCAGCATTGTGTTAGTAGTTTAGTTAAGAACTTTAATTTAGATGGAACTACTGATAATAAAGATTTAATTAATAAAAGTTCACAAGAAGTATTTGGAACTTCTTTATACAGATTATTAAACATAGAAAGAGGGAACTATAATAAAATAATACCAAAAATAGTAGATGTTGATAATGTTCAATTCTATACAGAAAAACTTAGTAGAATAAGATATTATACTAGTGCTTATAAATTTAATAGGGGTTATTATTTAGATGGAATATTAGAAAATAATATTATTGGGACAGATATAACAGGTTTAAGTTATATCGGCACAAATCAAATAGAAACATTTAGTGGCTCGGAGTATATAGAAGCCGCTACGAGTCAAACTCTCAATAGTGGAGATGGTTCAGTATCAACTACTGCTTCACCAAGAGTAGGTCAAATGATTATTGCTAATAATATACCGGATAATACTTTTGTAAAATATTCTAGTTCCGAGTTTCAAAGTCCCAATACAGAATTTATATTGACAAAATCAGGAACAGGAAATTCGGGTGGGTTAATAGCCGCTTCTTGTTTTGAGTTTGATTATAAGAGAATGCCGGAAAGTAGGGGTTTTATTCCTGCTACCGGAGATAGATTTTTTGAAATGACTACGCTTGAAAAAAGAAACAATTTCATACTCGCACTAACAGGAACAGGGACAACTGCGGCATTACCTTCAACATTAGACATGGGAGTTGGATATAATAACTACCATGACGGTTCTCCTCCTATGGTTTTATATCCTCCTAATCCAACAATTGAGGTAGAACAAATAGTAGATGATACAGGGACTACATTAGATGGAAAAATAACAAGTCCGTTTTTAATTAAAGATAGGTTTCAACACATAGACCCTAAAGTTGCTAGAATGTTTTTATTCTCAAATGCAGATACAATGCCTTACTCTTCTACAAGAAAGGATAGTCTGTTTTATCAAAATAGCGAAAGAAAACTTATCAATTACAATATTATGTTTTTGAAAGAAACTAAAGAATCTCCTCATTCGGAAATTAAAGATAGTGTTATCGGAAAAACAAAAACAGTTAATAGATTAGACAAAGACTATCACACAAGTATTATTTCTTCTGTTGCTACTGACTCTCCCGATTTATCTTCAATAAGGAGATTTGGAATAATGAGATTAACAGAAGTAGTGTATGATTTTTGTTTTAATCAATTTGACCCCGAAAATCCACCTAGCGATGAAATATTGATTCCTAAAACAACATTCCCTCATTATCATATGTTTAGAATGCTAAATAATCAAAACCCTACTAGCGGAAACGCCATATTCCTTACTGATAATTTAAGTCAAGTTATGAGCGTGTTATCTCTAAACCGCAATCCTGCTTTCTTTGTAAATGCAGGAGATTTAGTATGTGATTCGGAAGGTAGGTATATTGGAACTATTCAATCTACTAGTGTTGGTTCTAATATAACAATAGCAGATATTAACAGAAGAGGCAATACTGATGAAAAATCCGGCTACAAGACTACTATTACATTAGATGAAAAGCAATTAAATTATCCAAGAGATGCAGTAAACAATAGGGCAGGTAGTCTACCTGCAAATCAAAGAACCCACCCTATATTTTTCATAAAAGAAGAAGAAACACAAACTGCTGACGCAAGCCATCTTACAGGTAATGCTCAAATAACGGGTATGGGTAAAGATAATGAATTTATAACTTTAGATTCTAGCATACACCTATTAAAAAGCGCAGTAATGAGAGGGTTAGCAGAAGTAGCAGGAACAACTAATCCTTATGTTCACCATGACGGTCAAGGAGGAGTTTTTGATGCAGGAGGGACAGAAGAACTGTATGGAGGATTTAGGGACAACCATTCAGCAGGTTATGGTGGAGATGATTCTAACCAAACAGATACGGCCTTTCATTCAGCACATGGTTTTATGACAGGACAAACAATATTGTTTAATGGATTTAAAGCGGGTAATGGGGCAACTCCAAGCCCAACAAACGATGGAATATTTAATTTTACTAGAGACATAAATGTATGGCTTCCTATTAACTTTGGTTATACCCCAAATATATTTCAAGTCGGTAGAAGTCCTAATCCTTCGGAGAGAAGCGTATATGCAACGGGCGCACCATTCCCATTATTTATGGATTATATGGCTACTCCAACAATTGCTAGAGATTTCAATACTGGTGAAGATATTTCATTTTCAAATCATGCCGCAGTTAGGCGGTCTTCTAGTGGCGGTCTTCAAAGCCTACAAGATTCTCAAGGACAAATACTACAGAATTTTAAACCTGTATTTTTGAGCCGATTTAGCATAGCAGGAGGAAAGGGAGCAAAGGCTGATATTGGAATGACCGGAACAAGAATAAGCGGAACTTCTAAAATGACGAGAACAACTGTAAGTAATCCACAAACAAGAGTAGGTTTTGCTATGAATAAAACCACATCTTTAACCAACGGAACAACTCTTAGGCATAGTGGTTTTGCGGCCATGAATAAAGAAGAAACAGGATTTTTTGCTAATGATTATGATAATGATGCTGACGGTATAACCTACGGATTAAAGCCAATTATTAAATTAGATGTAGGTTTTGAATTAGAAAATGTCACTTTTAGTTCTACTGGAACTGACCTCGCTAAAGCAACACTAGCCGCACCTTTTGTCATAGAAGCAGATGGATTAGAAAGCGCACAAGCGAATAATTTTAACAACGGTTCTCAAGACTTAATAGACCAAAAGTGCGAAGTTTTCATAGTTAGTGATGAAACGAATGGCGGTATTTCTCAACTAACTAATAGTAAAACACCAATCGGAACGAGAATAAGGCAATATACTAACAAACAAACCTCAACTGCTGAATACTCTATCAAGATAGATAAGAATGCAGATGCAAGCGGAACTAAAGATATTATTGTTAGCAGGAATATAATGGGAACTCAATGGGCTACTTGTGGAACTAAGGTTCATGTCTTGTGTTTGACCGATTCGGATTTGAAAGCATTTGGTGTAGGGCATAAAATGTATGGTTCTCTAAATCCTAGTTGGCTAACTAATGTAGATTTAACGGGTTGTTATTTAGTATCGGAAGAAGGTAGTTTGGTATGGAATGATACAGGAAGTGTGATGCAAAACTTTGCCCCTAACAACGGTAATAATAGTTTTAGGTCGGGAAGTCATGGGGTTTTTAGAGATAGATATTCTACAAGATTTAGCGTAGATGGTGTAAATCCTAATCATATACTCTATGTTCTATCACATGAAATAGATACTACGAGTAAATCAAGACAACATATTATTACAGTTAGTGGAGATTTGCCTACTCCTATTCTTGCATCGGACGCTGCTTCTTGCGTTGCTAGAATGAATCACATTCAAAGATTTAGATATTATAGAATTATGCAACCTAATCACACTTGCTTTACAAGTGGTAGTCCTAATAGAATATCAATAAATCAATTATCTTCAAGATATACTAGAAAACCAAATACTGACGAATACTATGATAAAATAGGACACTATAATATTAAAGATAGCGAAGGAACTCAAATACATGAAAGCAATAATGAAGGCATTTTATCTATGTATGTCATAGTAGACCCCGATAATCAGTCTAATGATGGTAATTTAGTTGTTAGAAACTTAAGTAATATGTCCGATAATATTCTAAAAGAAGGACAAACCAAAATGCTATTTAGCGATGGAGATAATAAAAACTTCACATCGGTAGGTTTTGAAAAGAAAAATGATGTAGAATATTATATTAATATAGAAAATCAAGAAGAACTACTAGGTGTTGTTTCTTGTTCGGAAACCATTTCATTAACTATACCGGAGCAATTGCCTTTTAATCCTAAGAGAGCGATAATAGGAACTTCTGTAGATATAGGATATGATACTGATGTTTTAATTAACGATTTAATGGAAAGTAATGGTGCTGAATTTACTTTATCTAGCACAGAAACTTATCCACATATTGTTTCTCCTAATTTTACAGGAACAGAACTATTTACTGCAATTGAATTTTTGATGAATAAAAAGGGACAAAGATTGTTAGAAAATGGAGATTCTTTCTCAATTAAATCCGATGATAATATGACGGATTCTAAATTAGCCTTAACGACTAAATCCGAAGATAACAATATATTTTCTTACTCTAAGACAAAAAGCCAATTTGATTTGTTCAATGACATAACAGTTTTAGGTAGATTTCATAAAGCGTTTAGACAAGATGTTTCAAGCATAGATAAAGTAGGAAAGAAATCTATGAGAGTGTTTGAAGATGAATTGACTAGTCAAGAAGAAGTGGATAAAAGAGCCAATGAATTATTAAGATTACATAACGGAAGAAATTTTAATTTACGACTCTCGGTTAATCACAACGGTTTATCACAATTAAAAACCGGAGATGTGGTTACGGTTGAAATACCGGAAGAAAACATACCTAGACAAGATTTCATTGTTTTACAAATGCAACAATCTTTAACAGGAACTATTGATTTAGAACTAGGAAATTACATTAAAGGTCTTGAAGATAGATTTGCTGAATTAGCGATAGCAAATAGAAGCACCAACAATAGAGTTAATGAAAATATCATAGATGGTTCAGCAACGCAATTTAATTTTAGGAAATTTATCAAGATAAAACCTATTAGAATCTTGGTTAGAACCGTTGGACTGACAGGCGGTGTATTTACACTAAATACAAATACAACAACACTAAATACTAACGCCAATGCACTAGGTCTAGGTGCTACCGAGATTACTGAAATTTTGGAGGAAGACTTTTGATAGCAAATAAAATGCAAGATTTATTGGCTACTCAAGTGGTTAGTTTAGTAAATAGTAGTGGAACTGCTAAAGTTGGGCTAGGTGGAAATAGCACTTTTCCTAGCCAAACAGATTTAGATATACCCATAAGCGGTGCTACAACTACAGTAGTTGCTACTAAATCCGATGAAAATGTAGTTCAAGTAAAAATTACAGTAGCGGGTTCTTCTATATCGGGCAAAGTAATTAGAGAAGTTGGTGTTTTTGACTCTTCAAATAACATGCTACTAAGACAAAACTTCACTGGAATTGGCCCGTTTTCTTCTACTACAACGGTAGAAATTTTTATATTTTTAGAGGTTGAATAATATGGTGACAGAAACTAATCCGTTTTTTTATAGCAAGAATGATACAAACAATAACAGTTATACACAAATAGAAGATGCAGTAGATTTCCCACATACGGGTCTAATAAAAGCCCTAAGTGCAGGTATTAGAGGAAACTATGCAATAAGGCATGCCTCCGGTAGTTTTAACATAACCCAAGCAAATAGTAATCCGATGGTTAGTGTTGCTACAGGTGGGGTGTTTTTAGATAATGAATATAAGACCACTTCTGCGGCTACCTTTGACGATACTGTTTTTAAATATGGAAGCGATAATCCGGTAGAAAATGCTAGATTTTTATTAGTTGTTCAATCTTCAAACCATACTCTACAAGTAAGGAAAAACAGCACAAATGTTGCTAATAAAATACCTCCAATGACATTAGGAGATGTGCCTATTGCCGTATTAACATTTACAAGCGGTGGATTTGGGAGTATGCAAGTTCAGTTTTTAACAACAAATAAAGCGGCTAATAGTCTTTCTATTGGATTTGCTAACTCCGATAATTATTCACAAACTCTTAGTATTACTGGTAGTGGTTCTAATACCGGAGAGACTATAATAGAATCTCATGCAAACAGACTACATATAAGATTAGACGGTAATACTTCTAGTCAATATTTTCAAATAGGCGACCAAAACGGAACAATGAGATTAAGAGTTGCAGGTGATGGAACTATAACTACTCTATTAACTGCTAATAGAGCATTAATATCTAACGCAAGTAGTGAATTAGCCGTTTCTCCTGTGACTAATACCGAATTAGCATTATTAAGTGGTGCGGCTTTTGGTATTGGTAGTAATAACATATTAAGGGCTAATGCTAACTTAGCCGATAATGATTTCTTAAGAGTAGATGGAACACAAATAGAAGGTAGGACTGCGGCTGAAACATTAGCAGATATTGGGGCTTATCCGGCAAGTGGAGGAAATATTGGAGGAAGTGTAAACATATTACACGGAAACAGTTTTAGAGCCGCTAGATTATCTACTGTTTCTGTAAGTGGAGGAACTACTTTGACGGAAAATACTCATGCGGGCTTTGCTTTGATATGTGCGGGAAATGTCACCTTGCCCGCTACTTCTAGTATTGGAGAACAATATCTTATTTTAAACACAACAAATGGTAATATTACAGTAAGTCCGAGCGTTTCTACTAATATTAACGGTGGTAGTAATGGTGCGGCTATAACAGTAGCAACTTATAATGCGGTGACTTGTATTTCTATTGGTAGTAATAATTGGATTGCTTTAGGTGTGTGATTACTATTTATGTAGCAATAGCCGGTTGTTGTGCCGAAGATGAGGCTAATGCAGGTGGTGGTAGTTCTCCCCCTTCGGGATTAACCCCACCTAATTCAATATATCTTGCTCTTTCTAATGGTGGGAATGTTGGTGTCACTACGGAGGTTTTTGGTTCTAATATGATGGAGTTCTTTATGAACGGTCTTGGGCCACAAAACCTAACGCCTTTTAGTGGTAAAGCGGGTGCGCCATCAACTATGACTATTGTTGATATAACAAACCCTTCTCTAAATGGCGGATTTCATACTATACAATTAACAAATACAATGACTGCTATTGCTTTTAATAGTATTTTTAATAGTGGTTATAACGGTGCTTTGGGTGCAACACACTTAGACTTTGCACAGTTTTTAATCGGTTGGTATTTAGAATCCCCTAATGGCTCTTTTACTATTAGTAGTTATGATATAATATCCTGCAATACTACTATGACTGGTTTTGGCGCATTTTGGAGTGGCGACCCTAATTCGTTTTTCCCAACATCTTTTACTGGCGACCTATTCCCCCTTCAAGACTCAACGAGTTTTAACAATGCCGCAAATGTGATTGTTCCTTTGGCTCCTACTACTGTAGCAGGTAGTATTGGTGCTAACGGAACTAAAACATCTAGTGGAAATATTGGGACTAATACGGGGACTATGAGCGTTATACAATTGAGAAACTTTGCTCCTAGAAGTGGTGGTGTAGCGAGCGCACAAGCCGGAGAATATTTTTCAACGGTGTATAGAGTTATTTGTAGTGTTGGCGGAAACCAAGAAAGAACATTTGTAGAGCATAGAATTTTACTAACTTAGGTGATTAAATGCTAGGGATAAATATACCGGAAGGTGAAACAACTAATTGGAAATTAGAAATGGATAATGGAGAACTTTCGCTAATTAAGAAAAGTGTAGGTTCTATTATGAAAGATTCAGCAACAGAATATCATACTCATAAATGGCTTTGGGATAACGCTACAGGAGATATACTTGTGGCGGGTTTAGGAATAGGTTTTCTAAATAAAGAATTAATTGATAATCACACTTTTAATTCTATTACTATTATAGAAAACTCACAAGAAGTAATAGATATGGTTTGGCCTTATTGTGCAAAAGATAGTAGATTTACTTTAATTAAAGAAGATATAGAAACTTGGAATATACCTGCTAACTCTCATTGGGATATAGGTTGGTTTGATTCTTGGTTAGTAGATAACCCATTATCATACGACGGCTATAAAACGGCTATGAGATATAAATATGAAAGTTATTGCGATAAGATAGGGTTTTGGTTTGATATTGATTGAGTTGCTTTTATATTTATTTTTTGGATTTATATTTGGATTTTCAACTATTTGGTTCTTATATGATAAAGATAAACCATTGGGTTTTATTATTTTAAATTCAAAGGAGGAATAACTTTCGCCTACTTCAGAAATTTCGTAGGTTTTTTAGAAAATTTTTTGCCGTTAAAAAATCGGAAAAAAAAATCCAAAAAAAAATAGAAGGAGAGTAGCCTAAACTACTCTCCCTCTAAATTTTAGTGTCTTGCGACCATATACCCTTACAAGACCGACATTCCCAAAGTTTTACTTGCTCGCTAGAGCCAACATAGAATCCTAAGATTCTCTTTGCTAATGTCTTATCTCCACAATAAGCACACTTCTGTTTTAAACTCATTTCTTTTCTTCCGTTTGACCCATTAATCTTTTGATATAATCATCAACGCTTTGTTCTGTAATGTTTGTTCCACCAAAGGCGGCAAAAAACAATAGCGTCAAGATAATCATAAAGATGAATAAGCCAATCCATTCTGCCGTAGACATTACCAATCAACCTCCAAATTTACAAATTCCTCTTTCTCTATTGAGAATGCTTTAACAATCCCATGTTCCTGTCCATATTTCCATAAGTCATAAACTAATTGTGTGTCTTTCATACAATATTCAACTACCTCATCATATTGGCCCATCTTCCATAACTTAGGTGCATCGGCACTATCCATAAGTTTAGCATCATTCATCGTGCATTTTACAAGGTTCTTTAGTTGAAACCTCTCTCCATGCTCTTTCAATAATATCTTGCTAGTGTCAATATACTGTTCACCACTTAGGTATTTATGAATACAATATATATCCATAGAATCTCTAAGTATCGGTAAATCAAATACTGCAATATTATGTCCTAGAATCTTTCCTCCCTTTGATAAATGTTCATCTAAGTCGTATTTCAGTTCTCCTAAGTTTTTAACTATGTGGCCGGACTTAGCGAATGATTCTACGGGTTCATCAACATAAACTGTTCCTGTTTCTCCATTCCATGTTGCTACAGTAGATACTTGAAACATATGGGTATTACCAAAACCGCCTATTTCGTGCGACATATTTTTTGTTTCAATGTCTAATGCTAGAACTGACATGCTTAATCACTAGCCCAAAGTTTACTTAACTTCTCGCTTTCTTCATCTACTGTTGGTTCATCTGCGCCAATTCTTCTTTTCAAGAAAGCGACAATGTTAGTTCCTGCTATACTTAGCATAGAACAACATTCCCAACCTTCATCACCGTAAGTATCTAATGTTTCAATTATTACTTTTGGCCCTTTAGTCACATCAAACACAACATATGTATTTTCGTATTTCATCTCTTTTCCTCCTTCAATTTCAAATAATAGGAACGCCCTACTTTATCTATTTCAAACAAACCCTCGTCTTCGTATTTCTTAAATAACCTTTCCGCAGTTCTTACATTCATTGATTTTGATAATGTTTCCTTCGCTACTGCCTTACTAAAAAATCCATGCTCGTTTACCTTTGCTTGTCTTAGTGTCTCCAAAAATAGTTGTTCATTTGGTGATTGAGTTCTTCCACCGACCCTGCGTTGAACCTTTAGGCTTCGCTCTAACCATAATACCAATGTGTTATAACATTGTCGCACTATGTTTCCTGCTTGCACAACATTTCTACCACTTACATGAAATCGCTTTGATTTGTCTTTAATGTCCTTTGCTTCTGCAATAGAACAAAGAACTGACATCTTAATTAGAATTTTCAAAAGCCTAGTTGTAAAGTTAGATGCAATTTTTCTAACTACTGGGTCGCTTGAACTGATGAAGTTCTGCATAGTTTCATATTCTACTAGTAAATTCTCGGTAAAGGTTTCTCCGAATGTCATTGTTCTCAATGGGTCTTTCCCAACTTCCTCAAACCTTTCTCTTACTAATTGATAAATTTCAAAGAACTCTTGTGCAAACTCATCAATAGGTTCATTGATTTCTTCTATTTTTCCCGCTTTGCTAATTTGCATTCTTCTCATAGCGTCTAATACTCTTTCGGGAACTTCCCAAATAAAAAGAATCATTCTTTGAAGAACACCTTTGTTAGCAATAACCTTCGCTAATTTCTCCGGTGGGTAAGTCATGGCTAAAATAGAACGCTCGCAATAACATTCCATCATTTCTCCACGCTTTAGTTTCTTACTAATAATCCAAGATTCACCCGCTAATGTATTCATTAGAGTATTTAGATATACAATGGCTTGTTCTTTATTTTGACTTTGTTTGAAGATACCGCTATATTCAAACTCGTCCCAATGGGCTAATCCGCTACCTTCTAATAGTCCTGCTTCCCTAACCCAATCAAGAACTTTCTTTGTGTTTCCATCTTCATCTTCTTTTTCTACCGTCATTTCTTCATAACCGCCAATTAAAGCGGCATCTGTATATTCAGTAGTAGACATTAAATCAAATTTCTTTGCGGAACAGAACCCATCTTCATCGGGAACATAACCATTTAACGGGTGCTTGCCTTCTTCATTTATTAGAGAAAACAGTTTCTTAGAAACTGGCCCAACAAAATTCCATAGGGTAGATTTACCCGAACCGGAAGTCTGTATTTGACAAAAATGCACCCTGCTATCTTCTATACTTCTACCATTAGGTATTAGCACAAAGTCTTTACAAATCTGTCCTAGTAATACAAAACAACTTAATGCCGCAGGTATGTCATTCTTGAATGCTACCTTTACTGCATCTTGTTGAAATCTTCTAATAAAACTAGGTAGATTAGTGTTGAAAACTTTTGTGTTTTCATCAACTCCATACAAGTATTTTTCTTCTTCTTCGCTCAATTCAAATTCTTCGTAATTTATATCTTCATTCATATTTTCACCTTTTCTTCTGTGTTTAGGACATTCAAGATTCTTCGGGCTAAGGTTCTACCTATACCGTCTATATCTTGAAGTTCTTTTTCTGTTTGTTCGCCTATTTCCATAATTGAACCAAAACGCTTAATCAGCGCATTAGCCTTGTCTAAGGACAAGCCTTTAATTGTTGTGAGTAAATCTACTCTCAAATCATCTGTTGATATTCTTTTGAATATCTCCGGCCTTATTACCTTCCTTTCTATTGGTTTCATTTTACATATAGAAGCAATAATCAAGGCCGCTTCTTGTTCATTAGATACCCAAAATGCCTTTGCATCTGTATCTAATGTTATTCTACCAATACCCCCAAGAAACTTATTCTTAAGTTTGATAGACCAATTGGCGTGTTGTCTATCAGAAATCTTTTGTTTTGTTTTGATGTATTTTTTATATTCAGTTATGCCTTCATCAATACTACCATAAATAATTACTATGTTAGTTTCGTAATGTCTATCCATGTTATCTAATTGAGTCCACATTCTTTTACTCATTACTGAATTAATGAAATCATGTGCTGACTTAGCCTCAAAACATACATCATCATAAACATAATCTCCTATCTCTAGCCACTTCTTTTCATAGGGTATCTTCATCTTTAGTGCTTCGCTCTCTACTAGTTCTACAAGTTTAGAACCTTTCTTTTCTCTACTATCTATCACTAACATTATGCTTCCTCCGCATGTTCGGGGTATCTCCAACATTTACCAACACAATATCCATTAGGTATCAATACAGTCTTACAATGAGGGCTACTATAATTACCAAAGACAGTAAACTTAGCATGTTTTCTTGTTTCCCTCTCGTCCCAATCTAGCCATATTTCTTCATTACTTTCTACCAAGTGTCGTATTTCATCTACTATGGTGTCTAGTATTTTGTTCTTATCTTCTGTGCTTTCTACTCTATTACAACCGGATAGTAAATCTCTATACCATGATACTAGATATGCTCTAGCCATGTGGGAAGGATTCTCGGTCATAATAGCATTGTATAAACAAGGCAAGATAGGCAAAGACCCTGTTGTTTTAGGGACTGCTATTTCACCACTTACCTCATCTAAAGGAGGGGCTTCGGGAAATATCGCCTTAACAGAACCACTTATTCTAAACGGTATTTTTCTAGGCTTCTTTGCTAACTCAAGTATTTCATGAACCTCTTTTTCTAAATCAGTTCTAAGTAATGGTATGCAAAAATAGGGATTACCGTTCTCATCTTTAGAACTCATGTTTACTGTATTAGGTATTCTTCTAAGTCTAGTTGCTTGGCCAACCCTATCATCAAGGGTATTATTATCACCAACTTTAGATATTAAATATTCTTTAATTCCTCTAAAGAAGACTTGTATGTTTCTAATAGTGTCTGCGATTTCACCAAAGATAAACAAGTGAAAACCTCTACCCGAAAAGAAAAGAGTATGTTGATAATCATTCTCAATAACATGAGTCATAACAACTTTAACATCTCGCCATGCTTTCTCAATACTTTCACCATGAGCATCAAAATCAAGAAAGATTCTATCAAGTATAACCGATGAATCTATCTTGGCTTTTTCTGCAAATTCGGCAAAATCATAAACGCTAGTGTAAACATTAGTTCTATTATTTTGAGCCTTTACATAACTCAAGTATTCTTCTTTACTTCTTACTATTCTTCTTGGTAGTGGAGGAGCGTTCTTCATTTGACTCCCCGACCAAACTTCTCTCGGAAACTTCATCATTTTTATTACCTCCAAAATTAACTGTTGCGTTATTTAACATGTTCCTTATGGTATCTGCTACTTCCGCTTTAAGAGAAAGCATTACTGCTACTCTCATTACATCTTCAAAACATTCACCAATATATTCTTCCTTGATTCTAATTTCTCTAACTAAATCAAATCTTTCTATTAGTTTCATTTCCCCATATATATCATTAGCAAGACTTTCTATCGTTTCTTTTAAGTTAGATATTTCAAAGAAAGTCCAACTCTTTGCTAATACTTTTTGTTTTATTATGTCATTCACTTTTTCAACTCCTTTAACTGTTCATAGGCTTTCAGTCTGCTTCTTTTTAGAGAACTAGCCATTTGCATAACTGATGCTATTATAGAACAAACTCCCTCATGGGCTTCATGGTCTAATCCTCTAAGTAATATTCTACTTGCACTGACATAATCATTACAGTCTCTACATACTCTATCTTCAAAATTCTCAAGAAGAGGTTGAGGATTATTGCCCTCAAACTCTTTCATCTCTACTTCACATAATTTACATTTTATTATTTTATCATTCATTTCGTTTCCTCCATTTTAGGGAATACTACAACATAAGGTGAGTCGCTTGTTTTTAACAAAATAGTAGTTTCACAATTTATTTCATCAGCCCACTTTCTTACTTCGTCAAATAAAGCCCTAGCGTCATTATATTCTTTAAAATACATTCTTGCTATCTTAGTTCCATTGGGAGCAGTATCTTTTACTGATTCAACAACACCGTTATTAAATTCATAATACATATTATCACACCCATGAATCTTCTTCTGCCGCATCGCACATACTAAAATAACTACAATGAGAACATGTCTTAAGGAAAAACTTTGTAGGGAATACTTCATTTTCATAAGCATGTATCAACTTAGCAATATTATTCAATACTGCTTCTCTAGCCCTTAGTTTACCATTCTTGTATCTATTAGATTCAGCGAATACATAATTAGCCGCAGGATAATACCAACCCCAATGAGTTACAGGAACATTAGGTTCTAATCCATTTTTAATTAGAACTTCCTCCGGTGCATTCTCAATAAGCAATTGATAGAAAGCCATTTCTTTTCTCATTGAAGTTTTCTTTCCATCATTCCACCCACCAGTCTTATATTCAAATGGGACATAGCCACCATTCTCCATAAAGATTCTATCTATAATACCTTGAATATGTATTTTATAATCTCTACGCAAGGGAAACTTAGGGTTTGTATCAGCCGGTATTGTTATTTCAGCATCAAATAATCCTTCATTACATACAGGCAAATACTCATGCACTTTATCTTCTGCTTTAGCGTCCATGAATCGTTGAGCCTCAAAAGCGGCAACTGTCATAGATATGTCAAAATACTCATCAATTGGTGTAAGACTAGCGCAATAATCATGCAATTCATCAGCAGTCATATTCTCCGCCTTCTTAACATCAAAATCATCAAAAAAGTTTTCTCTATGAAGATGTAATATAGTTCCTTTACGCATGGCTTCTGTTTGGTCTTGTGGTAATTTTTGAATATAACTAAAGTTATATTTCTTAGCGCACCAATCAAATGCACCTAAAGAAGATTTACTAATCTTCAATATAGGTTCTGTTGGGTCGTCATAGTTCTCCGGCTTCCAGTCATAAGTATATTCGCTCATTGAATTAATTATTGTTTCATATTTTTCATCGTTATTCATTGATAATGCCCCCTTCTTTTCATTTCATCAACAAATGCCGCATACTCGCCATCTAACATATCTACATACCAAAGAAGAAAATCCTCAAAGGACATATCTTCTTTAACAGTTAATTGAAACTTACCAAATTCATAAGTCCATTTTTCTCTTATCTTATCTAAATTTTGTTTTCTTTTTCTTTCTTTCAAAACCATTCCTCCAAATTTGTTTGTATTTTACCCGATTTGATATTAGACAAATCCCAATTCATAGCCTTATAAATTGGTTCAGCCTTCTTTATTACTTGCTCGGCATAGTGTTGATAATCGGGTTTATACTTATCAAAATCAATATACCGAGAACCTGCTACATATTCAACAGGCTTCACTTCTTTAGTTAATGGGTGTATAAATGCTTCACCGGACTTTGATACTTTTAGGTATAAGTAAGAGTCGTCAAAAGTAATGTCGTTTTGTTTAGCATGTAATACACCCGCTATACCCGAACCTATTGTTGGTTTCTTACCATCTAAGGTTTTGAAGTTCTTTACATCTTCACCGCACTTTTCACACCATCTTAGAGGTAAACATTCGTGTAATGTATATCTCTTATTACAACCCCACTTCTGTTCTGTAGCCTTACCGCACTTAACTTTTAACCTATTTTCTTTAAGTCTACTTCTCTTAATAATGTCCTGTAGTTCAACTTCTCCATTTAGAACTGACATGTATTTATTGTGTAAATACTTGTTAATTTCTAACATTGGCTTTTCATTTACCCACATAGTCAATACATCAGTTTGAACTTGTTTAGCAAGTTTAGTTTCACTAACTCTTTTAGCGGTAAAACCCGTCATAATAAACTCCGGCTCATCTAACCATTCTCCATCTTTCCAAGTTATCATACCTGCATTTCTATTCTTAGTTGTTCCAACACCTAATGCTGAATAGTATTTCTCAAACTCTAGCACTACGGGGTGTTGTTCTAATCCCATAACATTAGGGAAGTGTTCTCTAACACTAGACTCTATTTCTTTAATAGCGTCTTGTGCTTTCTCTACAGAATCAATTTGAACATAAATTGAATCTGTATGCCCGTAAACTACCTTCATGTTATCACTTCCTAGAGTAAGTTAGTGTAGGGAAGTAGTGTGCATCAAAACCATTTTGTTTTCTTTGTAGGTATTCTTCAATTTCTAAGATTGCCTTTCTAAGCGGCATGGTTTGTTCTACCATCTTACACATTTCATCTAATTCAATCTCCATGCCTTCAATTCTTTGCTCTAAAACTTCTACCTTGTGTTTTAATAGTTTTATTTGCTTTTGTTTCTTTTCTTCTGATTTCATTACATCGTTCACTATTGTTTCTTCTAATGCAATCATATCATTCACTATTCTTCCTTCTAATTTATCTATTTCATCATTCATATTATCACCGTTATTATCGTTATGATGGTCGCTATGTTTACAATATTTACCATCATTAATATTTTATTGCTCTTAGCAATCATAGCGAGTAATTCTTCAAGGAGTTCATTGGTCTTGTCCATCATTGACATTGTTATTCGCTCCTTGTTTTATTTCAACAATAGTCGCTCTACGCTTTAAATTCGTTAGCATTTCTATTATATCATTAATGTCTTTTTCAGTCTCCTTCCAAGTTTCTTCTGTATCGTATTCTATCTTAGCCACTACAAACTTAACATATTTCATACTATCACTTTCCTATACTTTGCTTCGTCTATCCTTTCTACATTAGGTATTCGGTTTAGTTCATGCGATATTGAATTAACACTACCGATATACATACTAGTTCCCTTCATCTCAACTACTTTTTCTAGCACTTGATGAACTGTAAAAATACCATCTAATTCATCTACTGCTTGTCTAATCCATCTCTTGAAGTGTGTATTCATCTTTTCAACCCCTCTTGGGCTATCCGAACAAGGATTGCATCAAACAATTGTTGTTGTTGTTCCCTAAATTCTTTCATATCATTCTTCAATCTTGTGTTTCCAGTTCGCATACCTCTAATTTCCTTTTTTAGTTCGGCAACTTCATCTTTAGTTTTTTGCGCTTTTGTCATTGAAGATATGATAATATCTTTCAAAGAATTAACCTTTTCATCAACTATTCTTTCTACGATAGAGTCCATTCCTTTCATAATTTGACTTTCAATCTCAATAACCATAGTATCATGTAATATGCTAATTGAAGTTTTCATATCTTCAATTTGCTTTTCCATGTTTTCTACGGTTGCTATTGCATCAACTGTTTTATTAGCCATGACCTTGTATCGGTTTTTTCCTTTATCGCCTCTACAGTCATCACATATACTTTCTGTTGATTTCAAAGACCTTTTTCTAAAGACCTCTCCACATGCTCTACAATTTCTTGTTATACTCATTTTCATTCCTCATTTTTATTTTTTCTATTCAAACTTCCAACTCCTTCGCCTTGAATGCGGCTAATCTAATGGCCTCTCTAGCACTAGCAGTAATACTAGCGGCTAAATCTACATCAGCCCAACCAAATCCTTGAAACGCAAGAACACCATAGAAAGAACTCATTAGTCGCTTAACCGCCATTTGATTATTATACCACTTTTGATATTCTTCTTTGTTGTTTGCACCCTTCATTCTTTTCTTGTAATCGTTTCTTAACTCCCTTAGTTCAATTACTGCTCTAGGTAATACTCCTAATTCATCTGTGTTGTAGTATAGCATTTGTGTTTGTTTGACTTCGCTAAAATCTCTAGGAGTTAGAATATTAACTCCAAAATCTGTGGGTTCTTTTGACTTAGTTTCCCAAGATATATTTCTAGCCATCATCATACTAGGATATAGTTGAGCAAAGTCAAATGCCGCTACATTAAGATGTAAACCATTAGTATTCTCACTAAGCGGGTCATAAATCATAGCCCCTTGATATTCTTTTCTATCGGCACTTTTGATACCTGTTGGTGCTTTCCACCAAGCATTTCTCATAAAGTAAATAGAACCCATATGTGAAGCATAGAAGCAAGCCTTGAAAGGTGCTTTTAGTAATCTTTGTAATGATAATATTGCTTCACTACAATAGTTTGATTCATCTATTCTAACTAAGAGTTCTACATCTACTAAGGCATAATGTAAGTATGCTTTTGTATCTTCTAGCCATGCTCTACGATAAAATTCGTTAGGGTCTTCAAACTTAGTCTCCATCACCTTTCCTTCATTAAATAATATCTTAGAAACATAGTCAAGACTTAGCGAGGGTAGCGTTCCTCTTTGCGAATCATTCCATTGTCTTTCAAATGCTAAGTCTAAGTTAAGAGTTAGTCTTCCACCAATAGGTTGTTCAATAGGTGAATAACCATCTTGTCTCTTAAAACTACAACCTTTCTTAAGTTGCTTAACTCCATCTATCTTATGATAAGGCGACATAACTAAAGGATTCAAGCCTAAAGCACATGCCCTATCTAATAACTTAGGTAAGTCAAACTTAAGACCAAACCATGCAATCAACATATCGGGGTCTTTAGCAATCATAGTTCCCATAAAGTGTTCTATCATTTCTTTTTCATTATCAAAACGATAATTGTCATTTCCTTCATAATCAGGAAACCATGCCCACTGATAATACAGTTCATCGTAATTATCATACACTACAATAGTAGTAATACAACCGTCATGTTCTCCGCCTTGCGCCCATTCCATATCCCAATACCACTTACGCATATTATATTCGGGCATTTCATTAACTTCATCAACTGCATATCTAAATGTATAAGGCACATCAGCCTCATAAGTTTTAGTAAAGACTTGCCTAGCACCATTTATGTCATATGACTTTTCAACATATACTCTTTTTAGTGATTCGCCTTCTAAGTTTTTCCAATCCCCTTCTTCGTATTCAAATTTACCCTTAGTATATTTATTCAAAGAATAAGTTGGTATTTCTTTTTCATCTGCTAAAACATAGAAGTATGGTCTAAACTCTACTTCTTCGCTTTTCTTTACTCCGTTTTCTCTCCAAGATTTGTATATTGTATTTCCATTTTTATTACTAATTATCATTTACATTCCTCAATTTGCTAAGTGCGGTGCTTTAATCAAGAGTTTATTCTCCGATATAATTAACATCGGGAAATCATCTTTGACATAAAAGTTCAACATTTCATTGTCAAACAATACATGTAATGGGCTAGAAAAATCTAGCGTTGCTGATTCTCCGATACTATTTTCTAAGTCAATAGAAGTTTCAAACTTATTTGAGTTAGTAGTAGCACTAGACATTGATAATTTATTCTTATCATGTTCATAGTTTAAGTGATAAATACCACTACCAATTAACTCACAAAGTTTCATAGTCTCACTAAATGTATTTGAGTCTAATTGAAATGCGCCCTCAAACTTTGATTTGTTAAATTCAAACAAAGTTTCTATGTTTTCTTCGTAATGAACATCAATAACATATTGACCCATACGATTCAATGTGTCCATGTTAGGGTGATTCGCAATAGTAGGTTGTGAAAGTTTACTATTATTGTTTGTCATAGTAATAACATCATCACACTTTACTACTACATCACCACTAAACTTCTTTAGATATTTTAGCAACTCTCCGGTTTCACCTACAACTGTTCCGTCTTCTTCGCCTTCAACTGTCAAATCAACTTTAACTATTAATGAATTAATAGTGTCGCAATTCCACAAACTTAGTGTATTATTGTGCAATCTACCATAAAAGTTCTCTATTAGACTACTACTAGTTAGACTTGCACCGTTGAAGTATTTTCCTTTCAATTGTATATCTGTTAGTGCTTTAACTAAGTCTTTTGCATCTACTGTAAATTTCATATTGTTCCCTCTCTTAATTCTTTAATTCCATTCCATGTAATATTAGGTGGCGTTCCTTGTCTTACTGTCCACTTAGAACCAACAAGTTTACCATTTGTTCTACTACCCATAAGTTCAGCAAAGAAATGCGTTTCGCCCTTTACTTTCTTTTTTGAACAATAGATTTCTTGTTCAAGTTTACCGCCCCATTCTTTCCACATAGGAATCATACCAACGGCTACATTGTCCAAATATCTTTCAGTTTCGTGGGTAATAAAAATACAATCGCAATTTAGATTGTAAATTGTTTCTAATAAATAGTAGAACAATTTATTTCTATTACCATATTGAAACGGCATAATTTTTGTTACGACTCTAGGATTAGGATTGACTTTTAGCATACAAGCGTCTAGCCAAGTATCTACTCCATCAATAACAAATATTGGGTTTTCACCATTCTTTATTGATTCTTTAGCATGGTTTATGAATTGTAAAGAACGGTCTTCACTTTCATTAATGTCAATAATATTATCTTTAGTCATAACAATAGGACAGAATACTTCTATTCTTTCCGTTGCGTTATGGTGTTGATACCAAGTAGACTCAACTCCTCTATCCCAATCTAAAACAAATATCTTCCTATCGGGGAAGTCTAACGCTAAACCAGTTTTACCTGTTTTTGGTTCACCCCAAATACCTAATACCATTCTTGATTTCATGCTCTCTCTCATTTTCTTTAGTAATTCACTAAAGTTTATTTTTTCTTTTCTAAAACTCATAATTTTCACCTATCTCATTTCTTTCTAATAATAATTCTGTTTCTTTCAATAATCCCCATGTGTTCAATATATGACACAACTCATCTTTGCCTTCACAAATATATCTTGTTTCCTTAGTTCCCACATGAAGTTTAATCCAATAACTATCTTTTTTGTTTTCATTTTCCTTCCAAGTAATGAAGTCCACTTTTTCTAAATCAATAATATAACTTTCATTCTTAAGAAGGAATCTATCTTCTATAATTCCTTTTCTATACATTTTAAATCCTCTTAAAAAATAGGCATCGCACCTATCCGAGTGTCAATTGTCCGAACACAAGTTCACACTTACACTTGCTATCTTATTACTCCCCACATGAAATCTGTAATGTCGCCAACACATCATACCCCAACTAAAACCCTTTACGACATTTCTAGGGGGGGAATAATAGGAATTTACTGCTCCGAAAGCCAATATTCTTTTGTAATGAATGACTTATCTACTCTAACTAATACATCACCAACAACTCTAGGTGCTAGTGATTCTAGTTGCATATTAGCCAAGTAGTTATCTTTTAGACCATGTAAAAGTCCTTCTTCATTTACAATCATATCTTTTATTTCGGGAGTTAAATATACATTAGGCATGTATTCAATACGGCCTCCTACTGCCTTTTGCATTTGCTCTAGTGTTGGTTTGTCTTCAAACACTTCACCCTTCAAACGCCAAAGGCAATTATCCTCAACTTTAATTTCTACCCATATATCATTACTCAAATAACCATCTCCTCAAAACCAAATATCTTCATCTTCAAAGACTGCATCGGTTTCTTCCGCTATTGGATTACCAAAGGCTTCTTGAACTAACAAACCACTAGTGTTAATAGTAATTGGTTCAGCCTCTCCATCAATAATTCTTTGAGAAGTTCTACCGACAACAATGACGGTTGAACCGATACCAAAGTTGATATTGATATGTTCGGGAATCCAACATGTAGTTGCTAAGTTGTCTTCATCGGATTCTGTCAATTCCATATCGCTCGCTTTATCAGTAATAGATAAGATTCTATTACCATTAGCAGTCGGTGTCATTCTTTGATTAACAACTGTTCCTTCAACGATAGCGAACCTGTCTTTGGTTGCTTCCATCTGTAAGTTAGTATGTAGTCTATCCAAATCAACAAGCGGTGTTGCATTCTTAATGTAGTTTTCAAACAAACAAGATGAAAAGTCAAAAGAACTCATATCCCTATAATCACTATTATCGGGGTTTACATCTTCGTTTCTAATCAAACTATCTTTGGTAGCCATAGTCATACCATACAAGTTTGCCCCATCATCACTAGGAATAGCCTTGAAATGAACCCAATCAAAAGTATCGGGTGCAAAATCAATTCCTCCTTGATTCTTATAAGAGAAGTAGTAAGACTTCATTTCTCCGCCATCAACGCTTCCAAAGAAAATTCCATTTCTTCTAAACTCATTCTTAGGCAAAGGCTTACCATATCTCTTATTTTCAGTTCCGCTTGCATAGTTAGGCATATTATCCAACGGGATAATTATTGTCCCATCTTCAAGTTCTTCTGCTCCATCAACAAGAGTCTTAGCAACCTTTTCTTGGTAGTCGCCTTTGTAGTATCTAGCAATTGTAAAGGTTCCATCATCGTTTTCGGTAGCGGTTGCTACTATTCCTTCTTCCAAAGCCTTATCATTATCTCGCAAGAACTCCTCTTTTGCCTTGTTTCTGCTCCAACTCATCATATCTCTTGGTGCTTCCAAACTTACAAAGAAACCAAATGCGCTCTTAACTAAACTGTTAGAACCGCTATTGTTGTTTGTTGTCTTTGCTTTCATGTTTCCACGCACATAGTTTCTAAGAAGTGATACCGCTATATCGCTATCAACTTCTACTCCGTTCTCTTCGCAAAAAGAACGGTATATTACTACCATTTCGTCGGTAGTGATATTTAGGTGCTTTGCTCCAATCTCTATTTCTTTCATTATTTTTTCTGGTATATCTTTCATATTTTTTTCCTCCTTAGATTAATTGTCCAACTATCCATGAAATTATTATTTTAGGGGTCATGGCGGTTGAACGATATTCTCCTTCCCCTATTACCCTAAGAAGTTGAAACTTCTTAGCGGAATCTAAACCATCGGCAGTTAAAACCGAATTATGAAGTCCTAAACAAATCTCTTTCACGCTTCTTCCTCCATACAAAATGTCATGTAATTTGTCTAATGTTTCATTCGGTTTTTTATCAATTATTAATTTTAATATTTCATCAAACTCTTTCAATGAATCCTGCATCTGTTTTTTCAGCGTAAAGTTTGAGGCTCTTGCCGCTTGAATCTCGGTAATCGCCCTGCGTAAATCACCATCTAATTGATATATAAAGCGAGCCAAGTCTTCATCAGCGAATCCTTCAACTCCTTCTTTCTCAAGAATATCCTTGATAACTTCAAGGACAACTTCATTCTTCAATGGATTAAACCTATAATTAGCACATCTACTTTGAAGCGGAAATATAATCTTAGACTTATCATTACAAGTAATGATGAATCTAATATTACTAGCATATCTTTCCATAATTCTTTTCATGGCGTTTTGTGCGTCATTAGTCATTCCATCTAACTCATCTAATAGCATAATTCTAAATGGTGCATCACCAATAGTTCCGCTTTGTGCTACTTGTTTGATTGTAGTTCTTACAGTTTCTAGTCTTCTATCATCACTAGCATTTACTTCAAAGAAGTTATCTTTGAATAAATCTCCTAACATAGACTTAGCAAGTGCAATTGCCGCACCTGTCTTACCTGTTCCTTGCATTCCATAAGCAAGAACATTAGGCATATTATTTTCTAATACCCATTGTTCTGCATCTAATACAAAATGCTCTTGTCCTACAATATCACTTAATTTACTTGGTCTGTATTTTTCTGTCCATAACATTACAAAGCCTCCAATTTAGATTCTATTTCTTTAACTAATTTATACATAATTTCACTTAGCCAACCATAAGGTTCTTGAATATTAACCTCTCCTATATTATCTAAAATATCAGTAATATAGCCTTCTGCTCTACTAGCCCATTCGTGCAGTTCTTCAAGTTGTTCGGCTTCATATGCTTTTGATTTTAGTTCTTCGCTTTTTCTTTCTAATTCTTCACTTTTCATTTCTCTCCCTCCAATTCATCAATTAAATCAACTAACTGATTAAATGCGTGTTCATATTCTTTCTTTACTTCGTAAAGGTAGGCTATACGAGTAAGTCTCTTTATTATCTCTTTTTTCTTCATTTTTATTCCTCCTCAAATTTAATCAGTTCTTGTTCTATTGAATTATGCTCCGGCATTAATAGTCCTCCTAACCAATAAAGAAAACCTGCAAAAAATAATAATACTACTATTTCAAATCCCATTATTTATTCCTCCTATTGCTCCATGTAGCCTGTTTGGTGGCTTTACTAAATCCTGTCTTCTTGAAGTGGCGACCTAACATACTACCTAATTCAATAGTAGTCAATTCATATTTTACTCTATTAAAAGACAAATCTTCTAAATCCACATATCCATGAACAATCTCAAATATTTCTCTTGTTGTCAAATTCTCTTTTTTATTTAATGTCTTCTCTATTCTTTTTCTAATCATTTGCTTCACCATATTTTTTCCCCCATATAGTCTGTTTGGTTTGATTACAGAAACCAACTTTATTACAAGTGTGTCTCAATACCATTTGTAATTCATTCTTAGTCAATACATCTTTCTTTACCCTTCTACCTTCTTTTTTGGTAGTTGCATTATGTATTGCTTCGTATATTTCACCAGTAGTCATATTTCTATTTTCTACCATCTCGCTTATTCTCATTTTTACTCTCTTTCTTTTTCTCATTATTTTCACCTTGTTTTTTATGATGATTACAATAGCCATCTACTACTATTGCTCTACATCTTTTACCTGTGCCTTTAGATATGCCTTTACAGAAAAAATGTTCCGGTAAATTATCTCTATCACTAAGACACGATAAACAAATTTTAACTTTAGACTTAGACCTACAACCTAAGCCCTTCCCACATATTACACAACTATGGGCGTGTATTGTGTGTTTCATAGAAAGTCCTCCAAAGATGAACCCTTCTTTTTTACAGTTGGTTTCTTCTTACGGACTTTCTTTTCACCTAAACCTAAATCTCTACATTGTGTATTGTTCAGTTTAGTTTTTGCATACTTAACAAAATCTTCATCATTTGTTAATTGCTTGAATACTCTCTTGCTACCGTTCTTTATTCCTAATTTCTTAATTAAATATGAAGTCTTAGTGTATGGTCTATACTTAGGAAGATTGAATCTACCGTAATGCTTACCATTATGAACATAGGCTAACATTTCATAGAAATAATCTTGACTCCATTTTCTTTTTACTTTAGCATCAATAAACAATAACTTGTTTGGGTGTAGATTTTCTCCCAACACATTCATTATTTGATAGTCTTTAGGTTTGTTTACCTTTAGAAGTTTAGCCATCATATCTCTATCACTTTCTCTTAGGTAATTATTAGCCAAAGTAAAAGTGTCCATGTGCATAGAATATGGTTCTTCACTTCTAGGAGCAAGTTCTTTTATTGAATCAAAAAGATGTTTGACTGTTCCTGCTCTTTTCATTTTACAAAGAGCCTTCACTTCCTTTGGAATATCCTTTTCGTTTATTGATGTGAAAATCAAACTACCTCTATATCTTCTAATTATACGCAATAAAGATTCTTTTTGTGTATTATAATGTATATCTTCAATAATAAGTCCATTTTCAACATTAACAGAACTTGCGTCTATTTCTAATTCATCGCCATATAGAACCAAAGCATCTGGGAGCATTCCTTTAGCCATTGTTGTTTTTCCTGTTCCTGTTTTCCCTGTTATTATTATTGGTCTATTTCTATTCATATTTGTTAATCCCATTACATAACCCCTTTTAATTTAAATAATTCTTCTAAGCCTTCTAATTGAAGATGCCTCGCTTCGGCAACTATTCTCACTGCCTTTTTAAAATCAGCGAAGTTATTGTTAGCATCGGGCAACTTCACCAAGAAGTTATGAACCACTAATGCAATATTTTTAATTCCTGTAATTATCAAAATTGGTGTTGGCCGACTTTTGTTTTGTTGCGCTTTGTATTTTGATTCTATCCCATACTGAATTAAACTTCTTTGTATGGCGTGTAAGAAATCAGCACTACCTCTAATATTAATACTAAGTTTAGTTCTATATCCTATTAATATCTCATCGTTTTTTGTTATGCTGATGTGTCCGTTAGCCTTAGCAAGAAATATACCTGTTAGCATATCTTTACTATACATTGGACTCAACCTCAAAGAATCCGATAAACTCATTTTCCACTTGCATGTAATCCATACCTTCTTTTAATAAATCACTAATGTATTGGCTATCGTCTTGAAAAGAACCTGCTAAAGCAATATTTAGATTAGTGTTGGCTACTCTACCAAATAGAGAAGCCATCTCGGAATCTTCTTTAGTTTCAATTACTGTTATGTGTTTTTCAAAATCGTCTACCAAAACAACATTACTATTTATCTTAATTGCTACATATAAGCCCTTAGTTAAAATAAATAAATCCTCATCGGACATATCACTATACACCGCAAAAGAAAAGATAGATACCTTACCAAATTTATTTATCATCAATTCTATTTCCGGTGGATTATTCATACAAGTGCCTCCACATCTTCTATCGTATTTATATCCGCCACAAACTTATCATGTCTTATTCTTTTACATCGTGGGAATCTTAGCCCATAATTGCCTTTAGCATCTTGGCTAACTAAGTCTGCTGATACTTCTAAAACAACTCTAGGCAATAAGTTATATGTGCCGTTATCATAAGTTTCAACATTCTTTCTAAGTTCATTTGTTAGCCAAACTAAATCAGCATCACTAAAACCTGTTCCAATAGAACCGATTGATTTGAAGCCACTATCGCTCTTTACAGAAATACCAAAAGTTCCGAATACATTTGCTCTTGAGCCTTCGCCATATTTAGCAGTAGTAATGGCCACATCTAATTCAATGCGAGGAGGCTTGTATTTAGCCCACCCTGCGCTTCTTTTACCTGCCTCATAGGGTAAACTAGTATCTTTGACAATAATGCCCTCAAAACCATCGTTAATTGCTCTATTATAGAATGCTAGAACATCACCGCCCTCTTCCATTCTATGTGCTTGGTCGGGCAGTTGTGAAAATTTAGCCAATCTTTCAGCGTAAGGTAAGTCCATTATAGTTTCATCACCAAACTTAAGACAATCAAATATAACCCACTTGACTTTAACTTTCTGTAGTGCTTCTTCATGGTCTTTAGAATGAACTCTTGTTCCCATTAGTTTATGTTCAGCAGGTGAACCATCATCTTTAATTGGGTATATTTCACCATCAAGAATACAATCTACTTCATATTGTCTAACTGTTTCTACAACATCTTGAAATTGAGGAGTAGCGATATTACCTTTACGATTAAAGATAATTACACTATCTCCTTGTTTGTGTATTTGGTATCTATTGCCGTCATATTTGTAATCAACAATTTTATCTTTAGGCCATTTATTCATAGGAACTTCTTTTGCTAACATTGGTTTTACAAAAGAGCCATGAGATAATTTCATAGGCGGTTCTTCTTTCATTTCATAATATACACAAAGATTACCTAAACTGTTGAAGTTAGCATGTTTCTTTACTTCACTAATTTTCTTGTCGTAGTGTTTTGCTAATATCTTTTTAACGACTCCGCTATCAATGCCGTTTGTTGGTGAACCTAACCAGTATCTAACAAACCATTTTCTTTCTAAGGCTGACATTTTTAATAAAACATCTTGCACTAAAAGGAAAGAGGCATCGTTTACAGAACCACAAGCGTTCTCTAAAACTCTTAGAACAGAAACGATACCTATGTTTCTTTGAGTTTCTGCCCCTGTATCTAGTAAATATATTGCTTCTCCTAATTCTCCATCTATTGCATACAAGGTTTCTATTTCATCGTCAAAGCAATTAAAAATCTTAGTTAGCCAAGACTTAGCCTTTGCTAAACCAATATTATTACTAGGGTATTCTCTAGCCAAAATCTGTATTGCTACGCTTTTACTAGAAGTAAACTTATCTAGTTCTGTTGCTATTAATTTTACTTGTTCCGTTGGTGTCTTTCCTTTCGTGGATTCTAACAATCGGCTCATCATTTTCCAATCTATCATCTATAATCATCTCCATATTTGTATTTATTTTGTAAACTAATTCTTTTAGAAGGTCGCTTATTTTACCTTCATGCTTTTCGGCATATGTCCACATAGCATTTGCTAAGTATATCCATTCATTCTTCTTCATCATCTTCACCACTATTGATAACTCCCATTATTCTAGTAAAGTTAATCATAATGGCGTTCATTACTTGAACTTCATCTAACTTATCTAACTCAACTAACTTATTAGTCATAGAAACTAGAGTTCCTTGAACAATAGGTGGGGCTAAAGTGGCTAGTTTAGTGTCTGTTTGTATCTCCCAATACATAACAAAAGACGCTCTTGTAAATTCATTAGCCTTTTTTATTTGAGAAAAGTCTGCTTCAAAGTGTTCTAACAATCTTTCGTTAGGTAGTTTCTTTCTAATGGCTTTACCCCATTCATCTAACTTTTTATTATTCCGCCAAATTCTAACATACTTGAGCATTATTCTTCCTCTCCTATGAAGTGTCTTAATACTGGTTGTTTCTGTAAAACAACTGCATTAGCGAATACATTGAAAGCATCAATAATATCTTGCGGCTGAACTCTTTTAGTCCCAACCGCATTATTTTCAATTTCAAGCAATAAGTAATTCATCATATTATTAAGAGAAACTCTAAGTTGTTCTAAACAACCATTAGACCATTCTCTTTTAGGATTAAATCTTTTCATTAAGGCTTTAATTTTTACATCTGTTATTATTTTACTCATTGATTAATCAACTCCAATATTACTTCTAGTGTTCCATCTCTATATTCTATGCAAAGGAAAGGTAGTGCCTCTCCGTGTCTTGTTTGTATAATTTCATTCATTCTAATTCCCTCTCTAGTATTTTTAATAATAATTTAGCCTCCTCAACATTCAAGCGAATGCCTTTTCTTGATGGTTTGTCATTGACATACCACCGAACATCAAAGACTTCAATGTTCCAATAATTTCCACGCTTAACTAATATTTCTTCTGTTGCGTTTCGGGCTATTGTTCCCTTTGTTTCTAAATCGCTCAACTAATCCACCCCTCTTTGAATTTCTTTATTTCTTTTAGACTACTGAAATATCTAGGAGTTTCTAGTTCATCTAATCTATTTACTACCCAACAAGCACCACCTAAAGATGATATTTGCACTATCTCATATTGACCCTCATTGACTTCAACTACTTCTTTAGTTCCTATCTCCGGCACTAAACCATACATTCTAGTTAGTTCTTGGGAAACATCTTGCATGTTCTCCATAACATATTTGATAATGTGCGCTCTTTGTATTGGTATCTTTGGTGCAACATCTATCTTTAGATTACCAGTCATATTACAGACTACACATTTATTTCCTTTACAAATAGGACACTGAATCTGTGCTTTATGCGGTGCGGGTAAATTAACTGTTATTGCTCTTTTCTTCATTTCTCCCCACCTTCCAAACATACCTTACACATACCGAACCTTCTAGCATAATACTTAGTCATATCTCTCCAACAATTAGGACATTTAATCATTTATCATCACCCTTTACATATTTATACCCTAACTTATCCATCAGTTCGGGCGACAAAAAATGTTCGGGCATGGCTCTTTGTTTTCCATGAGTAGGGTCGTTTACTATTCTTTCAGTAAGAGCAATAACATAGTTTTTTTCTTCCGGTGTTTTAGCCTCATCTAAACTTTTAGCAAGAAAATTTCGTGTATCTTCATGTGCTATTTCTGTATTAGGCACTATATGTTGGTGTTTGTAGCCAAAGTCTAATTCATAATCTTCGGGATAAACCCATAAATGAAATTGATTGCATGTATCTACTAGTTTACTCATAGGAGGAAAAACCTCTACTGCCGTTCTTTCTTCACCGCATATTTCATTTTTCATCATTTGCATATCCCTCCAATCGTGGGCAGTATGGGTATTTCTAACATTTCTAAAACATAACCATGTAAACTTGTTATTTGGGAATTGATGAGCAGGATTATTCGGATAATATACCTTAACGATATATTCATCATTACGCCAATACTCATCATATTCTAAACTGCTTACATCAACATCGGGGAAATATTCGCTTGTTAGTTCAAATCTAACCAAAGGAGTCCAAGCATTCTTTTTAGATTTCTTAGGTTTTTTAGATTTCCTTTGTTTCTTGAAACTATTATATTTCATAATGGTTGTCCTCCACCAAATGATAGTAGTGTCTTGCTAACTTTGCTTTGAAGGTTTTGTTGTTTCCTGCCTTTATTATATGATATACTTGTCTTTCATTAAGTCTAACTATTGGGTCTATTTCCATTTCTCCGATTTTTAAGAGCAGTTCTAAATTACATTTTTTAAACCAATATTTAATTTTAAAATCCACTATATCTTTTTTCTTAAATGTTATTTCCTTTTCCATATTTATTCCTCCGGTAATAATACTGCTACATCAGTAGAATAGAACAATTGTGCGATAGACATAGCCGCCAAGAAACTATTTTTGGCTACTTTAACAGGGTCAAAAACTCCTGCCGTTCTTAGGTTTTGGGTGCTACCAGTTAGAGCATTAAAGCCCATGTCTTTCTTACCAAAAGAAACAGAAGGGTTATCTATTCCACTGTTTCTTTGTAAGACTTTCATTGGTTCTTGCATGGCTAACTCAAACCACTTAGAACGCTTTTTGTCCATGTCCTTTATTGCTAACTTAGCGGCCTTTGCTAGAGTCAATCCACCACCAACAATAATACCTTCTTCTAATGCGGCCTTTGTAGCATTAAGAGCGTCGTCTAATCTTTCTTTCTTTTCTCTCATTTCAATAGATGAAGAAGCACCAACCTTAATTGTAGCAACGCCACCACTAAGTCTTGCTATTCTTCTCTTGAGTCTAAGTTTATCATACTCGTCTTGGGAATCTTCAAGTGTTCCTTTTAGTGTAGTTATTCTATTTTCTGTTAGTGGTCTATTACCTCCAACAAAGATTGTTTTATCTTTAGTAATAGTAATGCTATCACAAGTCCCAAAGGTATGTGCGTGTAGTTGCTTAGGGTCGTCTTTGCTTTCATCTGTATAGACTGTTCCGCCAACAACTCCTGCAATATCAGCCAACTCATCTAATTGAGCATCACCAAAGTTAGGTGCGGTAATTACTGCAACTTCTATTGTCTTTTGTAAAAGATTCATAACTACATTGTTCATAGCATTACCTTCCATTCCTTTACAGAATATAACTAACGGTTGTTTATTATTAGCCGCATGTTCCATCATAGGTAATATTTCACTAAAGTTTCTTATCGCTAAGTTAGATAAGAAAATCAGTGGACTATCAAATGTGCATTTACCATCTTCACTATTAGCCATTAAATGACTCATATAACCTTCATCAATCTCTAATCCTTTTCTTACCACAATTTCAGTGTTATGTGTTTTAGATTCTTCAACAGTAATAATACCATCACGCCCAACTTTATCAATTGCTTCTGCAATTAAAGAACCCAAATGAGAATCATTATTGGCCGCTATTGTGGCGATATTTTCAATATCAGTATCTTTAACTTTTTGCGATGCTTGGTCTAAATGAAAAATAGTGGCCATTTTTAATCTATCAATCAAATTATTAAATTGATGAGCATTCATTTCCGGTGCATCTAACATATTATGACATAATGCTTGAGCAAGAATACAAGCAGTAGTAGTTCCATCACCGCTACCTTCTTGTGCCTTACTTGCTAAGTTTTGAACTAATTGTATTCCCATTTGAACATAGGGGTCTTCATCACTAATATATTTTGTAATTGTGACTCCATCATTAATTACAACAGGTGGATTACCTTGTAATATAACTGTCTTGGCTTGTGGGCCAAGTGTGGGTTTTACTGTATTAGCAACAATGTCTATTCCTTTCAATAGTTTTTCCTTTACTTCTTTTCCGTGTATAATCATTTTTATTCCTCCGATTCGCTATCAAATCTGTGTAGAGTCTCCATAGCCTCCATTATATGTATGTGAGCATGTATGAGGTCAGCAAGGTCTTCAGCCTCACTATCGCTTAGTTTATTTTCATCAACACCACTAACTCTATTCCAAAGTTCTATTTCAATCGGCCTTAGTATTTTTGTAAAATTCACACTTCCACCGCCATTATATCATCATAGTGGACTACAATAAAATCCTCCACCTTAACATAATCTTTTCTTCCATTAAAGTGAACTATTTTATCTTTCAATTCCTTAAAGCGACTACTATGGACTCTACCTTTACTGTTATTCTTAGATACAATATGGCCGTGTTTCTCGTCCATTAATTCAACCAATACCCAATCTCCTACTGCTTTCATTATTCTTCACCATACCATTCTTTTTTATTTACTTCTTTTACTCCGTCATATTCATTACAAGTAGAACAAGACCAATAACCTAAATCATCGTCTGCTTCTCCTTCACAATAAACACAAATCATAATTGTTGTCATTCTTCCTCGCCTCTATATTGTCTTTGCTCCATAGTAGAAACTACTCCGTTTTCATCTACATATCTAATTGTTAATAAATTAGGCTCGGTATTATTCCAATAACCATAATGTTCTACACCGCCTAATACATAGGCTTCGTGCATTAATCCATTCCATGTATTAACTGTCTTCCAATCAACACCACTAAAGTAAGCACTGCCGAATGGGTGTGTATGAATCCAACACTTGATAGGTAATTTCATGCCGATAGGGGGCTTCATACCAAACTCAACATAGCCCGAAGAACCTGTAGTGGTATGACAATTATTATCACCATCAATAACTACTTGCACTTCTAAAGCGGGTAGTATTACAGTTGAAGCATACCAAATAGCCTCAAAAAAACCTAATGCTTCAACATCTTGTTCACAATCCCATGCTTCTTTTATGTGTAGTTCTGCACTTTTTCTAGCATCTTCAATGCTTGACTCATATTCAACCATGTTTTCAAAATCTCTTATTGATTTACCATCGCCCATTATCAACCATCTCCACATAATCATAGTAAGCCTTCATAAATTTGTTAAATTCTTGCTTAGATACTTCTTGAATAATAACTCCACCGGAAGTATATACTTTCAGTTCAATTATATCATATGTGCTATTATTCCAACTAATGTGCTGAATATTCTTATATCTAACACATGCTCTTCTCGTTTGTAAAACTCTTCTTAATACTGTTATATTTTCTCTTTCCATTTTTATTCCTCCACTCTAATTTGTTCCATCACAAGGTCTGCATTTTCAACAATAAATTGTAAAATTACACTATGCAAATCCCTGTGCATTAAATCGTCTACATCTAGTTCCATGTTTATTTCTCCGTCTAACATTAATTTTATTTCTATCATTTTTATCCCTCATACATTTATAATAGCGAATGAATTTACTCCATCACCGCTAAACCATCTTTGAATCCATTGTGCGCCCATAGCCGCAATAGCCATGTGCATGAAATGTATTCCTTCTTGTGAACCGTCCCAAGATTCTCCTTGACAACTATATGACCCATCTTTACCCGCTAGTAAACTATCATACATTGATGGGTCGGCCTCATAAGAAACATAGGCCGCATTTCTACCTTGAGAACGCAAGTCTAACCACTTTATATTTGAGTTGTAAAGCATTCTTCTAGTGCTTAAGTTATCAACACAACAAACTACTAGGTCAAAGCCTTCAAGTTGTTGTGGTGTTAAGATAGGATATGGGCTAGAAATGCTTACACACTTATGTTTACCCATAGCCACAGACTTATTTTTTCCAACTTCTTCTTCACTAAAGTTTTGATATGTTAGATTCTTTGTTTCTACTTTATCATCATCATTCACTTGTATTTCATACAAGTCTAAATTATCTAAGAATGAAATAAGATAACTTCCTATTCCACCTGCTCCAATTACTAATATTTTTCTTTTCATATTTGTTCACTTCTCCATTCTAAAATTTCTTTGCATGACATTGTTGCTTCCGCAACTTGTCGTGCAAAAATCTTGTCCATTACTCTTTTACAAGCACTAACTTTCCTATTCAACTTTACAGAAATTTCTTCATATGTCATATCTGTATTTACAACCATGTCATATAGTTCATCAAATTCTTCACTACTCCATCTTCCTCTTTTCATTTTTATTCCTCCTAATATTTTCTACTTTGTTCATTATAGCCACAATCTTTACATTGGACTCCTTCATAATTTTCTGTTTCCCATTCAAACATTGTTCCATTACATCTAGGACACATATATTGTCTCATATTCACACTTCCTCAAAAGTCATGTTAAAACCTTCATGGCCTAAAATTGCTTTTACATCAAAATTATCTATTAATTTAATGTCATTCATACTTACATTATCTTGTAAGAACTGAATTATTTTTTCAACCATCGTTCCCTTTTTCATTTCATCTAAGACATAGAGTTCACCGTCTACATCAAAGGTTATATTCCATATTGTTATATTCTTCATTTTTCATTCCTCCTCTCTTTTTTCTTTTTCTACTTTCTTTAAATCTTTACCGTGATATTTACTCCACGCCCTCACAAATGAAGACATGATTATCGCTTCTGCTTTACCTTCGGCAAATAACTTAGGGTGTTCAAGACCCCTTCTTTTTGTTTCATCTATTACATTAAACATTAGATACATTGATTTATTCAACCAACTTCTTATTTTGAAAGTTAGTCTATGAAGTTCCCTATCACTAATCCTAGTGATGGGTGTTTGTATTCCATCTTTATCTGTTATCACATACGCATAAGTTAATATATTATCTTCCATTTTAATTTCTCCTTATTTCATTTATCTGTTTACCTCTCAATTGAGAGCATTGTTCATAACCAATCAAAGCCAACAGTTTCTTTGTGGTTAGTTTTATGTTAGAAGTGGCTACATTCGCCCTTTCTGCAATCTCTTTCTGTTTTATTGGGTGCAAAAACATATTTGCGGCAATCCAACAAATGCTAGAATAGTAGACTGTTCCTTTAACACAATCAGTTTCTTGGGTTAAAGTTTCAAACACTTCTAAAACATCTTGACACTTTGAAGCATAATTCAAATCATCTGTAATCTTAGAAGTTATTTGTTTCAACATATAATTAGGGTCTGTCTTAACTTTGGTGTTGGTATTGTAGTATTTGTTTATTCTTTTAATTGCCCTGTTCAATGTCCTAGTATTACAAGAAAATTCCTGCCTTAATTGCTTTAAAGGAATAGGTGTCCTATTTTCTTTTAGAACATAATAAACTACCGCAGTTGCTTTTTCTTCAATTCCTAAAGTAGTTAGAACATTTTTTCTATACAAATCAGTATAGCATTCTTCAACTCTACTAGATAATGGGTGTCTAGGCATAAGTGTTGATAACAACATATTACACATTCTAAGCCCATTATCTAAATGAGTAGTGTTGCTTGCTATCCACTTGACACTTTTCTTATTTGAATCAACATGACTTCCTAATTTTTTCTTACCGCCATAATCCGGTGTGTGAACAAACTCTCCGCTTTTATCAACGGCTCTAACTGTTTGTTCAAACAATTCTGTTATTGCTATCAGCCCACAATCTACACAAGATAGTTCGCCTAAATTATCATTCATTTCAAAATTATTTCCTTCGCATTCAAGACACTTCATTTAACTCAATCCTTTCATTTTCATTTGGTTTTTCTTTAAGATGGCTTTTGAGCGTATTAACTCTCGCCACCGTCATATTATCATTCATAACTGCTAATGCTCTAGTGCAAAATTGGTCGCCTAGAGAAGAACCTCTAGCCATATTATCTATACAAATCGGCCCACTCCAATACCAATTTTTAGTATTGGTTTCTTTATCAAATGTAAATTGTCTAACAAAGGTGGACACCATTTGAATATCCGACTTATATTTGTTATTAGTTAGTTTCCAATCATAGTCATTACCTTTGATATACATTCTATCCGGTATTCCGGCTTCATCATAGAAGACTTTGATTCTATTCGGGAAATTACTTACCATTTCAGCAACCAACTCTCTAGCCTTACTTTCTACAATTTCATCGGTTCTGTTTTGCATTAGAAACGCTTTCATCATTTTAACATCGGACTCTCTAGGTTCTTTGTCCATCAACATGCTATAAAGTCTCTTTAATCCGACTCTTCTAAATTTACTATTCTTTCTACCATGAATATAATATCCACAAAAAGACTGTAAATCTTTCATTGAGATATTACCCCATACTCCATCACCAATCTCAATAGCAAACATCTTATCATCTATTTGAGCAACATTAAGTCTAACTTCCTGTCTATCAAAATCCTCATAGAAATGGTAAGGTATTCTATTTTCTAAAGCATACTTTACATCTTCCGGCAAACTTAATGAAGAAAACAAAGTCTTCATTAAAACCGTATTATCGTCAGTAAAGCATGATTTGAACAATACCCTAGATAGCGCACTAGCAATAGTTTGCACACTTTCAGTTTGTCCGTTTAATCGGTATTTACCATTCTTTCTTGAAAGAGCAAATGGACAGTCCTTAATCCAAATAACACCATCTAAATCTCCATCTCTAAATGTGCTACCACTAGCATTACTATATCCCCATCTAGTTACTCTAGGCTTTTGTAATATAGTCTTGAACCATTTTTTCATAGCCGATTGAAGGGGGTCTTTGTATGACCTATCACTATATATTGTTTCTTGGCCTACTCCACCATGCCTACAAAGATTACTTCTAACCAATGTTTTGTATGATTTTTGTTGGTCGTCGGGCGACATTATTCTTATATTTATTTCTCTCATTTTATCACATCATATATATTTTTGAATCTGATTTAGGCACACATTTTTTGTGCCTTTCTAATTTAATTTCTTCGGGCAATAATAGTTGCCCTCCGCATACACGGCATCTAGTAGCGATTCTTTTCTTATACGCTCTATGGCTACTAACATAGTTCGGGTCTTTTTCTTTCATATAAATTACTCCAATTTTTATTAAATTCACATATTTTACATTCTTTTTCACAATTAACATCGTGAAACTTGAAAGCCTCAAGTCTTATTGGGAAGTTTCTTTTTTTCCAACGAGTAAAGCCTTCATCAATAGCGGGTTCGTGATTCCACAATTCATCATTAAGTATTTGGTTCAATAAGTATTTCTTGTTCATTCTTTCAGTATTCAACACATGAAAGAATTTTTTAATGTTATCGTCTTTTTCAAAGTTATCCTTAATATCATGGATAATAAATGAATATGCACACTTAGCATAGTCGTCAATATCAAGGTCAAGCACTATCTCACCAAATGGGGAGAGGGTATATTTCAACCCTCTCCCCCAAACACAATTCACAAGAAGATGAATTATCAACTTATTCCTTGTTTAGCCACCAACGATAGCAGGGGTCAAATCAACCATTTCTACCGTGTCCCAATTGATTTCGTTGATAGTTTCACGGCTAACCATTACACCATCAACAAAAACCCAATGTGTCGGGTGTGTGTCTATCTGTTCAATTACTTCACTTGCCTCAAGTTGCGAAGTGTAGTGTCCCATTTCGTTCTGTATTCTCAATTTTATCATATCTATTTCTCCTGTTTTCTCTTCTTTTTAATCACTATTTAAAGCGAGCCTGATTTTAGGCAGGGCTTTGATTAATGAAATTAAATTAATAATCAATTTAATCTTCACCCCTACCGTTTATTTGTCTTTGCGTGTCATTATCATCAATTTCAAATATTCTTTGTTCCCTCAAATATCCATCTAAAATCATATCAATTTTTTCCGGCAGGGCTTCAAAGATACCTAAGATTAATCGTCTATTTAAAGACAACCATATTTTATGTTGAGTATTCAACACAACCTTTGGTTCATCGTCTTCATTCATTGAAATTACCATTGGAGGTAATTCTATATCTTGCACTATTTTAAATTCTACTTTTCTCATTTCTATTTCTCCTTATACACAATTGAAATACATCAGTAATCCTCTAATATCTTTAGATTCTACCATGCTTTCAAGTTCTCTAAAATCACCATAGTATTCTTGTTTGTAGCCTCTTTGCTCATGTAGAATCATCATTTTGTTAGTTAATGATTGAATGAGTTTTTGTTTACTAACATTACTAAGCAATTTGTTTATTTTAATCATCAATTCTCTTTCCTCGTATTCTTTCGCCATACAATCGGTGCATTGTTCTTTCTGCATAACATCATGTCCTATTGAAAAAACATCTACCCAACCGACTCCATCGCATGTTTCACATTTATATTTCATTTGTTATTCCTCTCCTCTCTTAATTCTTCTATTACTTCTAACATCGTATCTAAATCAACATCTATTCCATTCTTTAGTTCTTGCACTTGAGAATGCAACCATTCTAATTTGAAGTTAATTACAAAATCATTACTCATTGTTCCACCTTCAATAATTTCAAGTCAGCACCAAATTGTTCATTGAATGCTTTTATTTCTTCATTGTATTTGATTGCATAATGACTCTTAGGCCACCATTCCGGTGTTCTATCTTGCCTCCATTCAGCAAACTTCCACTTACCTTCAAGGTAATAATGCCTATAAGAATCAATTACATATTCCCAACAATGTTCACCATACTCGTTATCTATCCTATACTCATCAGCCATAGCAATATCAACGGGTGTTGCTAGTTTAGAATCACCATCATACTCTATTGGAGTAGATAATATTCTACTATAAGTCCCATGAGTCTTACCATATCTATATGTGTATTCAGCACACAAAGCAATAGAATGTTCAAATAACCACATAGTATTGTGGATATTTTTTCTAGCCCAAATAGTGCTAGGGTGATTAAGCATAGCGGGTTTCATTAGAGTTGATTCTATTTCTTCATGGTATTCTTTGAGTCTTCTTAGACTTGGTTCATATCCGTATCTATCAGCAAACTCATTAAACAAAGCATTAGTATGTAGCATTTGACAACTTTCAGTCGGCATCTTAACTATGTGCTTATCTAACATTTGTTTTGCTGATTCAATCGGGTCTTTTGATAGTGCAAATATATTCATTCTTCTTCACCCCTATCATCTTCTAATATTCCCCATGATACCATAAGTTCAATTAAGTCTTCTTTACTCTTATATTCGCAATCGCTAACCTTCATTGTTCAATCCTCTCCTGTTGGCTTTCTAAGGTAATTATGGTGTTAATTAGTTGCTCTCTAGCATTGTCATAATTGCCTTCATCTAGGTGCATTAATGCGGCATATACCATACCGATAGTTCCTTTGACTATATCATCAATATAGCCTTTCAATCTTTGACATTGTTCATTCAAAGTTTTTTGGACTTCTTCTAATATTTTTTCTTTATCATTCATTTTTTCTCACCTTGTAATTCTTTCATGTGTTCAACTATACTTTCTCTTGAAGTATCATACCCACATGATGTGCATTGAATAGATGGTGGTTCGCCATCGTTAGTCCATTCCCTTAGAACATGACCGTCAAACTCTAAGTCGCCATCATCATTCATATACACAGAATAGTGTTGAAATACGCATTCAACAGATACCATGTTTTCTTTACCGCACATAGGGCATACTAATTCTTTCATTCAATCACCTTCTTTTGTGTCCAGTATTGGTAAGATAACAAAGCCAAAAGCATTCCATTGTAATTAATAGGGCTACAATTCTCTTTGAAATGATTTAATCCCATATCTAATGCTTCCGTTGCTCTCTTTAGATACTCGGTCTTTGTTTCTTTATCGGTTGCATCAAATACATTACCAAAACCATCTTCTAGTATTTTCCATATTTCTTCTTCATTCATTTTTATTTTCCCTCCTCATTCCAAACAACATTGTTCCAATCTTCGTCTGTCCAATGGTCTGTTAATTGTTCATATCTAGCATATATACGATTAAGTTCTTTACGCAAGCGTTGGACTTGTGCAAGTGCTTTTTGATATTCTGCAAATATGAATGCTTGAAAAGAACCCATTGGTTCTTCCATCAACACCCATTCTTCATAGGCTTGTTCGTGTTTGTCTATGTCAGTCATTTAATCATCTCCTGTTTAGATAACTCATAGGCTTTGTATGGGGATATTCCCGAAGCCGTAAGTATTCTACATATTCCTATTCTTTTTTCTTCCATAGAAACAAGCCTGTTTAGATATTCGGGCTTATATAATCTATGATTTATTGTTGGTATTACATCTTTCATTTTCATTTTTATTCCTCTCTTTTAAGTAATTCTTGAGTTATCGCTTGCATCAGTGAAAACTCGTATTTACAATCAAATCTAAGTTGATTGTAAAGACTCAACAAAGTTTCACTTTCCATAGTGAGTATCTCAAATTTATTCGGTAGCGTTGAATACATATCTCTTACAAATTTCATTTTTATTCCTCCTTTACTGCGGGTGGTATGTAGTCTTTGTCATATATCTCAAATAGTTCTATATGACAATGACTACATAGTTGGACTAGAATATTGTTTTCTGTTTCTTCTAGTTCTATAGTTTTGATTTCCATAAATACCATATGTGAAGCCATTAGACCGCACTTATAGCATTTAGGAACTTTCTCTTTTTGTTCTTTTACAAAGAACTTCTTTATCCAGTCAAACAACTCAATCACCAAGAATCATATTTGACCCTTGAAGAATTTTTTGTAGGCTTCAATAAACTTTCTTGCTCTTAGATGTTTATTATCATCAAGAAACTTATCAAATTCTTTTATTAGCCCAACAAGATATTCCCCATCTTTATTCAAATCTTCTTTCGGCTTAGAGCGTGTCTGTCTCTTATTGTTAGTTTTCTTCTTTTGTGTCATTGTTTCTCACCATCAAAAGTCCCATAATTATTCTTATTAGAAATTAGAATACTTGCTTGCCTCTTTGCTATCGTAGTCAAATCGCCCTTATAGCCTAAAGACTTCAAATATTCTACTTGCTTATGAGTAGCAGGTTCATTAGTGCAAATACTCTTAAGTCGTTGTAGTTGATTTGGTGTTAAGTCAGTTCCTCTAGCAAGTTTATTTCTAAGGTCTATTAAGAAACCGGATTCCCATACAGAAATGGGGTAGTTTCCATCAAATACCGGAAGTCCGTAGTAATCACACATGTTCTTAAATTCACTAATCTCATTGTTGTTAAACATGGACAAATCATTCAAAGTTTTCCTGTCCTGTAGAAGTTTATCAGCATTGTCAATTTTAGCCTGTGCCTTTTGCTCGGCTTCTCTAATCTTGCGTTCTTCTTCTCTTTTCGCTCTTTCTTCTCTAGCAATTCTTTGTCTTTCAGCAAATCTTTGTTGGGCTTCTTCCCTTCTTTTTCGTTCTGCTTCTTCCCTTTGCTTTTTCTTGACTGTCATTTCAGCAAGTCTAGCATCTTCGGCTTCTAATACACGCTTATGTTTTATATCATACATAGCATGAAAATAATTTAAGTCAGCCCATAGTTTATCATTAGGATAGCCTCTAGTTATTTGTTGATTCTTAGGATTGTTAGGGTGATTCCATCTCCATGTTATTGAAGACATTTGGTAATTAGCATCACCCATTTTACCACTACCTCTCTTTAAGATTTGAAGTCTGTATTTATATCTGCTATCAGTATAACACCAATACATATCTTTACGCTTACTATTAATTCTCAAGTCAGCCTCTTTGATTTTATCAAACATTTGAGTAAAGTGTTCGCCATGTTTATCCCACCAAGCGGTAGCAATCATAGATTGAGTTCTTTCATCAATCCACTTTTGAATCATCTCGTCGGTAATGTATTCCTCACTTAGTCCCGTTCTTTCCTTAATTTCTCTAAGGATAAGATAAGAACCGATGTGTTCACTACCTACGCATTCTTCATTACCATTCTCGGTGTTTCTAATTTTAAAATGATAGACAACTCTATGTCCACAAAGACATTTACCCTCATGCTCATTTACCCATGATGGGACTTCTTCATCTAAAGTGTCCGGTCTTCTAAACCACACTTCTCCGGTAGCAATCCATTCTTCTTTTGCTTCTTCGTAGTTGTCTGCGTTAGATAATGCTACCATGTTAGCCATTAGTTTTCTATCCCAATGTCCATCACCTAGACTTCTTTTGAACTTGATAGTTCCATCGCTATTCATATAACTCTCGCTACTTAATTCTTCTTCTCTTTCCATTTTTATTCCTCCAAATTCAGTTTTTTGGGCGTGGCCCACAATAATATAGATTTCTCTTTGCTCTTGTTATAGCAACATAACAAATGTTTCTTTCCTCTTGCATATTAGATGCTTTAGGGTGAGGCATTCTTTCAGTTGCTAGAATAAACACATTATCTGCTTCAAGACCTTTAGCCTTGTGAACAGTTGATAGTTGAATATCTCCTTTTGATTTACTGTTAAACAGTCTTTCAATTTCTGTGATTATTCCACCAACAAATTCAGCCTTTGATGCAAATATCTTAACACATTCATATTTGTCAGTTAGTGTGTTTGCTTGATTTTGCTTTTCAGCCTTAACCAACTTGTTGTATTCAGCAGTATAGTTAGTGTTAAGCAATTCAAGGAAATCACTTGAGGTCATTCCTTTGTTCTTGGTAATTTTATTTACATAGTTTACCAAACCTTTGTGCATATCTCTACCTAGAATGTAGGCTGATTTACCTTGAGTAATTAAATCATAAAATGCACTAACTAGTGGTGCATTATATCTACACAAAACCATATCTCCCTTTTGTGGGTTTAGATATGCGTTTACATGAACATTACCAGTTTCAGCAGTTTCTAAACAATTGAAATCTTTGACATATCTGTTTGCTTCTGCAACTACTAACTTAGGACATCTCCATGTTAGAGTTAATCCAAACTCTACAACAGTTTTACCCTTCGCTTCTAGTTGATTCTTGAAGATAGCAATACTTCCGCTATCTGCTCCTCTAAAGCCATAAATAGCCTGATTCTTGTCTCCAACAATAATACATCTACCGTTTTTCGTGCAAGCCAAAACTAGTTGTCTTTGCATTTCATTGAAGTCTTGTGCTTCATCAACAAATAGAATATCAAATTGAGGTAGAGGCATGTCCATTACCAATGGTAGCCAAATCATATCATCAAAGTCTATCTCGTTTGTTATGAGTTTACATTCGTCAAGTATTTGACATACTGCACCAACTCCCATTACTTCTTCACGGTCATTAGCGAACTCAATATTGTATTCGTCAATCAACTTATAGATTTCTTTTTCATCGGTGCAATCAATCATTGAACCCTTGACTAAACTAATTAGTTTGACAAGTGGTTGTGCTTGATAATCACGGCCAAAGATACCATCAATGATATTCTTTACTTTCCAGTTGTTTACTCTAGTGTTGCCTACTGCATCTCTAACTGCTTTCATACCTAGTGCATGAAATGTCTTTGCTTCTACATGTTCGGGTAGTCTTTCAGCAAGTTCAGTTGCGATAGATTTGTTAAATGCTAAGAATCCCATTCTTGGGGCATTTGCTCTATTAGCACCTTCTACGATTGTGAAAGTCTTACCTGTTCCTGCACCGGCATTGACTATTACATCATTATCAGTATTCACTATTTCATTCCATATTTTTTCTTGTTCTTCTGTTCCTTTTATCATTTTTATTCACCATTTTTATTTCGGGTGGAGTGCGAGGTGGCCGACTAAATATAAGCATCACATGTTCCCCCCGAAACATGGTAAATTATTAGAGAGCGAGGTGATATAAAATTCTCTCTCACAATAAACTTCATTGTTGCGCCTTGCTTTATTATCTAGCCGACCATTTGAAACACTTAACAGTAGATAGTCAAACTATCACCGTTAAATGTGAGGGGCGAAGTCGGATTCCGACCTCATCAAAGAGGGGGTGGATAGTATATAAAGGGGGGGCGAAACCTCCCGACCCTTGATTTTTAACGGAGATAGTAAAATTACTCGTCTTCAACGGGCGTTAGCCCTGCTACCGTTCCGTCCCACTTCCCATCTCGGAACTCTTTTTTGAGCCTCGTCATTAGTCGCTTTTTGTTCGCATTGGCGAACTCTTTGTTTGTCTTATAGAAGCCACCGCCTGATTTCTTATGTCTTGGCGTGATGAATCTAATCACAGGGTCATGCTCCATGTAGTCAAGCGAAGCCGAAAACATCTTCTTGCCTAATTGCTCTACCACTACCCTTACTTTAGCGGGAAGGTCGCTCTTGTTTCCTTTGTGAAAGGGTGTCCCTTCCTTGTCTTTCAGCAAAGCCTTCATTGACTTTACAACACCATCTCTTGCCTTTTCATCATTTTGCCCTACTTCAAGGTTCAACTTCAAGACTTGAATTAGTCCACTTGAAATGTCAGCCCCCGAATCTAGGTATTCTTCCACATCTAACTTAATGTGAGTCCATGTATTGTCGTCCATTAATTCATCTACAGGTCATTGACATATAAAACAGGCTTTAATCATTAAAATGAAAAAATAGGGGTGAGTATTGTTATCAAACTTTACATTACATTTTAAAATAAATCAATTAACACTATTCTCCTTAATTTAAGCACTAATGAAGTTTATGTGACTACAAACCTGCACCACAAAGTAAAGTGTGTTTGTATAGACGACAAATTTTCCGACACGATAACGACACCCCTAAACGGGCAACTGCGCCTTAAACGACATTTGCGACATTTGCGACACCCCCCTAGAATATATTGGGGAGAATAACTATGAAGATTCTTAATAATAAATTAGAGGGGGAGAGGGGTTAAGATAGAAGGGGTGTCGTTATTGTCGTATTGTCGGTAATAATATATTATTATTAATAATATTAATAATAAATTAATTACTATCAAGAATCTTACTAGTAAATATGCGACACTTTTACCGACACCCCCTGCCTCTATCCTGTCGCCTATCCGATTCTTCTATATTATATACTATACAATATGAATATTTCAATAAATATAGGTAATACATTATACATTCAATTGAAAGTGATACTATCAAAGTGTCGTATATCTGTCGCTAACATGTCATACACAATTGAGAGCCTATGGATATAAATAGACTTGGTTTACTTTGGAAACCCACAGACAAAATAAAATTTTTGAAAATGAGAGGCGGATTTGAGTTTTATTTCAAATCCGCCCCTCTAGCAATATTCAACAGAACTATTGTTGAATTTAATCGTGCTTATCGTAGGTGTTCTTGTAGAAGTCGTCTGTTGTTCTACAGTGATAACATTCACTTACCTTATCACTTATTCGCTTACTACAAGTGTTGCATCTATTTTGCTTCCTAAACTTCATTGGTTTCTAGCCTCCCTTGTCATTTTTACAATGTCGGGTGTGCATTTGCTTTCATTGAGAGTAATTGCTTTGAAATTACAATCAATTTCAACATTATCAACATCATATCCGAATTGTTTTGTCTTCAAGACCCTTTCAACTACGCTTTGGACTTTACCAAGTATTTCAAGTGGGAAAGCCACCATGTATTCTTCAATTGTTTCCTTTCTTTGGACTGTTTCACAACTCCAAAATGTTTTGAAAATCAACTCCATACCACCATAGTTATTTTCAAGTTCTATTCTAATTTTAACCCCATTATCCAAAACAATTCTATTATCTCTTTCAATTTCCTTAAAGTTAAATAGACTATTTTCTGTCGGTGGATAAGTATAGTATTGTGTTTCATCAAAAGCAGGAACTAAATAATCACCTTTTGGTTGAACCCAATCTTTCTTAGTGGTTTCACTTACTATTCTATCAGTGCTTACATTTTCAAATTTATTTGACAAACCTTCAACTATTTCATTTGCAGTTGAAATGTATTGAACAGTAAAGATTAGTTCATCATCAATGTATATACCATGTCTTGTTGATTTCTTAGTTATGGTATTATAACCGTATTCGGGAACTTCGCCCCAATAGGTTGTCATCATTGTCAAACCTTTCTTTTGTAGTTGATGAGCCAACTTTGCTTCTTCTTTTTGATTGAGTCTTTCATCATGCTCATATCGTATTTTCATAGTTCTATTATATTCTATCGCCATAGTTAATAACCTCCAATGATAATATGTTAGGTTAGTATATATCGTGGGTTCTCAAAGTAAACCATATGGTTGTTTCACTATTACTTTTGTTGTCGTAGACTAGTAGAAACAACCTTAAAAAAAGGGCGAAGACACCCGCTAAGATTGTGTTTTTTCCTATCTCATAAGAAGTGCTTTTCCCTGCACTATATGAGTTTCCGTCTTAGCGGGTGCTTGCGTGAGTTTGGCGCAACAATGGGTTGTTTTGTGGCTCTAACGGGTTTATTCGGTAGCCTCCGTTATGGCTACGGGAAGTGAACCGTCCCAAGTTTTATTGTTGTAGTGTTGTCGTAGTTTTCCGGCAGTCATGTTAGCCATCATTGTCGCATATTCGTCAGCGTCAGCGAATAGACCGCCACCGGACTTACCATGCTTGAAGATAACCGAACTAACCGAGCCGTGATTGTAAAAGTTAGTTGATGCTTCTACAATTTCTGCTTTGATAGCGTTGATTGATGCTTGCACATTCTCCGGTAGAGTAGAGCGTGAAGGTAGTAAGTCGTCAAGGCTCATAGCCTTAACCAATGCTCTAATACTAGCCCAAAATTGGTCTGCTGATTTTTCATCAGTAGCCTCAAGTCCGGCCTTGATTGTGTTCTCAAGTGCCGCATTCTTGATTTTCTGTGCTTTCATGTTTGCTTGTAATCCTGTCATTCTGCTTAATGTTCTTTCTAAATCCATATTTTTTCATCTCCTGTGTTTTACCACTACTCCAACCCATTGAAGCAATAATAAGTGGGTTCATAGTATATATTGGGGTTCAACAAAAGCAACACCATATGGTTGCATCAATAGTTCTTTTTGAATTAAGCATAGCGTTATTAGATGCAACCTTAAAAAAAGGGAAAAACTCCCCAAATCCTAAGAAATGGGGAGTTTTTTTGACCGAGTGTGATGGTTAGAAGTAGTCCATGTATGAGGCAATATACTTTGGCTTTCCGTCCCACGCTTCACCGTTTACATACCATTGAAAATCCTTTTGATGGATATTAACTCCATTAAATCCGTTCAATCTTTCTTTTGTGGTGTTAGTTGGCCAACCTGCCGAAGTAATCCACAATTTCTTGAAATAATATCTATCACCAAAAGAACTAGGAACTGTATGTTTTGGATATACACATTCGTTGTATGCTATAACATTCCCATGTAATAACAATTCAATTTTTTCTGGTTTTTCAGTTGGCCCACATACTCTAACTTGAGTATTACCTTTTTTGAATTTCTTTCCCTTTTCAAATGCTCTTAATGCTTCATAAGTTATCTTTCGCATATTACTATAATGTTAATTAGTATATAGTCGGGTTTCTCAAAAAGATACACCATATGGTTGCTTAACTAATCTTTGGTGGCTTTAGCCTAGTAAAAGCAACCTTAAAAAAATGAGAAACTCCGGCTACTCGTTCAAATCCAGTGAATGCGTGATGCTTACAGAAAATAGACGAGGGAATACGAGTATAACTAGTATTCTCGCAGTATCAATCTATATGTATCTCCGACCGACTTACATTTACAACTTGACTTTCGCCTTCGTTTCTCAATGGTGTTATGGCCACTAATAACCATAGGAATAGGACTAGGGAGCATAACGATTTTAACTCTTAGTTTTCTATTTTTATTTCAATTTCAAAAATGAGTATCGCTATGCTCCCGTTGAATGGGACTGGCGCAACATGGGGATATTGCATTAGTTAGGCTTATTCGCTATCCTCCTTAACAGGTAGCGTAAGACCAGTGATGTTATCATCGGTCAATTCACCGTTCCAAAGTTTATTCTTGTATGAGTCAGTTAGAAGTCTTCTAACTCTCTTACCAAAGTAGTCTGCTAGTTCTTGAATATCAGCGAACTTTTGACCCGATGTATTACGCATAGGCATAATAGTATCAATCATCAATTCCGGCTCACCAATACCCACAAAAACATTTACTACCCGATTCACTACAGAATCCACAACGGCTTGAACTTGTGTAGGTAATGATGGTTGAGTGCCTTTGCGGATAGGGGAGTTTGGGAGTGTTTGACACAAAGACCTAATACTCGCCCAAAATTGCTCATATTGTTTTTCAGTTTGACCTTCAACTTGTGCTGATGTTATCATGCCTCTTAGAACTATGTCCAAAGAACCAGCATCGTTCACATCTAGCCAAGTTATAATGCTATTTGTTTTTTCTACTAATTTACTATATTCCATATTTTTCATCTCCTTGATTGTATGCTAACCATACAATATCCCCATGAAGCAATAATAAGTGGGTCTATTCTATATGAAACGGGTATTTCAAAGTAAACCATATGGTTGTGTCAGTCATTCTTTTTGATTGCTTCGCTACTAGACACAACCCTAAAAAAAGGGAAAAAACCGACTACCCCTAAAGATAGCCGGTTTTTTTTAACCGAGTGTGATTATTTATCCTAAACATTCATAATCATTCATAATACACGCCCTAAGTTTTTCCCCCTCAAGGTGTGTTAGTCGCTTTTGGTGTAAATATTGCTCAAACTTTTCAAGAGCATATCTTTCTAATTGTTCACGGCTCATTGATTTGATTAATCTTATTGTATATGGGCTTACATAGTGTAGTTTCAACATATTCATTCCTCCTCATCTGCTTCATTCCAAGCCTCATAAAATCGTCCTAAAAACGCCTCAAAAATATGACCCTGCATTATTTCTCCAACTTGAAGACCTGTATGTTGGGGTTCAATTTGAATGTTTAACGGTGTTCCTATTACATCGTGATATGTTGTATATATTTCACCGAAATATACAGGGAGTAAACTCTCTACATATTCATGTATTCCGTCTTCATCATCATATTGCTTTTTGTATTCTTTTACTTCTTCTGCCCAATCTATTGACATATTATTATAATATGAATTGGTATATAATCGGGTTATACAAAGCAACACCATATGGTAATACAATCTAGTCTGTTATACAACCATATGGCTTTGTTCCAAAATTTTTTTCTTTGTTAATTTAGCCTAATTAACCATTAATCGTTAAATTAGGCTCATTAACTACTGATATTAACAAGTTAGGACATAAAACTACAACATTTATTACCTCTATAATATTACGATATGTCAAGGAGGTTTGTTCATTAGTGCTGAATTACGAAATAGATTAGATTCCGTAGTTCAAACAATAAGGCAAGTATTACAATATACAAAAGAGCAAAAAGCGTTTACTGATAAACAAAATAAGGAATTACGCTATGCTCAAGTAGAGTTAAGAAAACTGATTAAGTATATACAGGATATTAAATCAACCACTGATAAAGATGAGAGATTTAAGGACTATGGTAATACTAAGCAAACTAAACTATTGTAAGTTAAAGTTTTATTGTGGAAATACATAATATAAGAAAAAAAAATTTTCGCTAGTGCTACAAAAATTCCGCCACATTTTTTGAAAAAGTCGTTTAAAATAAAAGGTGAATAATATGACATGGGAAAATATACTCAAAGACAAACCACTACTAGATATGAGAAGAATAAATAATCTATATTCCCCATATATTGCATATCATGTAGCAGGGTTGATAGAATCCGAACTTTATGGAAAACTTAGAACTATTCCGTATAATGAAAAAATAAGCGACGCTTTAGAATATTGCATTAGTTTTGATTATAACGAATTTGCAGAAGAGATATTTAGTGGAAGCAAGGGCGACTATGGTATAGCAGATAAAGAAGCCGAAGGGTTGTATAATGATGGTAAAAAATTTGGTGGTAAATTTACTCTTAAAGTAAGATGGGAAAAACCCATGTATCAGTTTGAAGGAGTAGAAGAAGTTGGTAAAAAATTAGACGGTGTTGAATTAGATATAGAATATGAAGGTTCATGGGCTAAAAATTATCAAGGTGTAAAACTAGGAAAGGGGCAGAATGTTAAAAATTTCAAAATCAATGCTTCTTCAATTAAAAAACAACTAGACGAGGCACTAGAAGGTGCAACCATTAAACACGACGGAGAAGAATATGGAGTAATGTTAAGATTTTTAGACAAGCCTGACTTTAAAATTAAGGCTCTTCAAGACTTAATTGGGCGAGCATATATGGACTATGGCGGCACTATTGGTGACGACCCTGCAAGAAGTTATCCAAATTATAATAAAAGACCAACTAGTAAAACTAAGAAAGAGTCTTGGCGTAGCGTTTTGCGAACTAGTGCTAACTTTGGCGGTAAGGGTAGAAGGAGCGACAAGAAAGTAGATGCTTATATGAAGGCTCTTGATATTGACAATGACCCCGAATCCATAGCAGATATGCAATCCGGTAAAAAACTCATACAAAATGATGTAGAAATTGCCGAAGGAATAAGTGTAGATGATTTCTACAAAATAATGGATAAAGCGAATGTAAGTCAAGAAAAGTTAGAAGAAGAAGAAGAAGAGGCAGATGCGGAAGGTAGAGATGAACTGATTTTTTACTTGCAGGGTGAAATGTCATCACTTGGTAAATTGGATTTAAATATAACTGTTCCTAATCTTGAGGAGCGAAACACAAAGCGTAGCAGATATGGTTATATTGATGGAACTTATACCCCACTTACTTTTAACGAATATATGGAATTAGAAAACATAAAGGCTAAACAACATATATTTGAGATTGAAAAAGTAAAAGAAGGTTTTATGAAAATTTTTGAAGAAGTAAAAACATTAGGTGAATAATATGACATGGAAAGATATGTTGAAGAAAGATGATGGAAGAAAGGAATTGAGACGAGAGATACTTCATCATAGAAGGAAGAAAGAAAGCAAGAAGCGTCAAATGGATAGGAAGAACCAAGATAGTAAAAAACCAAAAAGAAAAGTGAATTATGCTAATCCAACAAGACTTGAGGATTTTCCTGAACATATAAAGGGAATTAGCCTACCTAGTAGTTTTGACCCCGATAAAGATAGTGTAGAAGATTATCTTAAAGACCCTAAAAGATTTGAAAGGTGAATAATATGACATGGAAAGATGAGATAAAGAAAAGAGCATATCGTTATGATGGTGTTTTTTTAGTTAAGTTAAGAGAGGCAATAGATGATTTGGCTTCCGATTTAGAAGATATTGTTAGTGAAAAAGATATTAAGGAAATGGCTGAAAAATACAAGCAAAATTTTAGCCGTTATGAAATAGTCATTATGGCTTTAGAAGATGAAGCAAGAAAAATACAAGACCAATTAACCGAAGATGCTGAAACGGCAAAATACTAAGGTGAATAATATGACATGGAAAAACGCTATTCGCAAGGCAAGAGTATATGATTTTACATATACTACTGAACTTGAGAGGCGTAAGCATGGTAGATTGCATTCTATTACTGGTGGAAAGGGTGTCTATGAAACTGATTATGAAAAAGTCATAATTGAATGGAGTTTGACTTTTGAGAATAGCGAAGATTCAGTATATATCCAAGAGCCGAATATTGACAAAATTACTGTAGTGGGTGTTGATGCTTCTTTTGATGAGGGCTTTGATGCGGCTAATATGGAATGGGATATAGAAAATAAAGATGTTGTAGTAGATGATGTTCAAGCAGATATATATTTAAGCACTAAGGAATTACCTATGACTTTGATTCCTTACATAGATGCTGAATTGGTAAAAGACGGAGATGGATTGACATTAGATGAAATTGTTATTACATTTGGATAGGTGAAAATATGACATGGAAAGAAGAAATAAAGAAAAGAAGTATGAGAAGAAAACCACAAACAAAGATTGCAGGAGTAGGTAGAGTCACAAGAGCCAAAGACACCGGAACTGCAAAGAGAGGTAGAGAGCGAATGTTAGATGTAGACGAAACTAGTTTAGACGACAACAGATATGAAGAAATGTTGGCGGAGTCTACAAAACAAGAGTTGCTTGATGCTATTGAAAAACTAAGTCAAGAAGATTTAGTTAATATCTTTGTAGCGGCTAGAGGCGATGTTAAACTAAGGCTTTGATAAATATGACACGGTGTAATTACTTAGATGGTTGGTTTGATGCAAAGTCAAAAGAATTAGATGAGGCCGAGAAAAAACAAAAGAAAGATTTGATTACAGGTGAAAAGAAATGACTTGGGAAGATATTGTTAAAAATAGAGATGAGGTCAAAGCGAGAAAGCAAAGAGTTGCTGAAAGAAGAAAACTCCGAGAATCACCAAGTCATTTTTTACAGTCTGTAAAACAACTAAAGGACACAATTAAGACTTTAGAAAAACTAAGTAAGAAATATGACTATGATAAAAAGAAAATGATTGATAATACTATTGCAGGGCTTGAGCAACAAATAGACAAACTAATGAGTATTGCTTTAGATAAAGGAGATACTTTTGAAAAAGGAGCAGGAGGAGTTTCTTTTGGCGGTCATGGAACTAACCCCGAATTATTTAACATAAGATATGGTAAAAAGCGGAGGAAGAAAGATGGGGAAAGAGACTAAAAAATCCGTTATTAATTACAATGGTAATGAGTTTTCAATTAGCGGAACTTATAAATTCATAAAAGAATATGAAGTTTGGAAAACAGTTTGTGAAGGAATATCAAGTAAGAGACTTCTTAGCGAAGGCAGAAGAATAAGGCGTGATAGAGAAGGTAAAAAGAAAGGAACTATTGATACTAAAAGTGGACAACCTCACCCCGATGATTTATACGGGCAATTAAGGCAACATGTCACCAGTGCTTATAGAAGGGAAAAATCCCCCAACAAAGGAGGAACAGGAACTTTTACTCTACTAAATGATATAGACCAATTTATGAAAGATTTTCCCGATGTTGGGATTTTAACAGAAGAACATAGAGAAGACCTTGAAGCATTCAAGAAAAAAATAGATGGTTTCAATGAACCAAATAGCACCTTAAATCCAAGAAACATAACTTTCAAATCTCCTAAAAAATATGATAAAAAAGGAAAAAACATTGGTGGAGCAGATGAAGTAGAAGTCTATTATGGACACTACGCTAATGAATGGTTTAAGGCTAAATACCCCGACGCAAAAAAAGCACCCTCAAAATGGTATAGCACTTCTAAAAATACGGCAAATCCTCCATTGGCTCAAGCCTTATTTGGAAAGGGCGACTTGGTAAAAGTTGGTCTTAAGCAAGTAATTGATATTGCTATTGCTGAACTGAATAAAGATATTGATAATGTAAATATCGTAGTTAGGCGACCTTCATTACTAAACAGGTTTAAGTCAATTAGAAAGCATGTATTTTCTTTATTGAATAATAAAAATTTATTCAATAAAGACGGAGTTCCTAATTTAACAAAAATGGCTCAAACATTTCAAGGCATGAGATTTACAATAGAAGGAAGAACCGCAGGTAAAAGATATGCCGGAACTGAAAAAGAATCTTTGGCTAGAACCGCAGGTATTGATGTTCCGGCAGGTAATATCAAAACTTTTACTTTACAAAAAATAGGGAGACAGGCTATGGCTTCTCTAATTGTTGCAGTAGTTGGTAAAGGAAAGTCAAAGAAATTAAGATGGGGTGGCTATCTAAGATTAAAGGGCTTGAATGTTCCCGAAGAACCACAAGATGATGTGAAGAAATCTTGGTATGAATATTTATGGGGTTGATAAAATGGTGACTAGAAAGCGTTGTGGATTTTGTCAGCATGAAGATAGAGAAGAATTAGAGGAGGCTCTTGAACAAGGTTCAGTAAGTTGTGATGATTTAGATAGAACCCATAATTGGAGAAGTGGAACTGCGGCACAACATCAAAGAAACCACATGGGGGATTATGTCAATAGTAGTAATCCTAAATGTGTATTATGCACAGACCCGATGAGAAAACACTATGAAGAAAGTTTGTCAAATGGTGATATTACAAGTGAGGCTATTGCCGAAGCATTAGGAACAACAAAAGAACAAATCCAAAGGCACATGAAACATCACTTAGCACCACTAGTTCAAGAATCAGCCGCAGTTGTTATAGCAAAAAAAGAAGTAAATGAAATTGATTTACTAAGCACTAACATACAAAGGCTAGATAGCAAATTAGATGATTTATTTAATGCGGTTGATTTAGAACCTAGAGAAATAGATAGTCTAACTAAACTTGCGAAAGAAGTTAGAGAGTCGTTAAAATATCTTATGGAGTTTAAGGGCAAACTTATACATAAGAGACAGGACACAATTATATTTGCACAGATGCAAATTGTCCAAGAAGTGCTTGCTGAAAACAATCCCGAAATTTGGTTAGACATTAAGAAAAGAATGCAGGAGAAATTACAATGAGTTGGGAAGACATACTTAAACAAAAATTTGATTTTAACAAGTTAAAATTTTATAGTCAAGGAGGCCAACAAGACCCTCATGGTTGGCGTGGACTATATCAATTCCCAAAGGGAGGTTATTTTAGTATTGTCATGGGGCGTGGAGCATTTAGTAAACCCGAAACATATCTTAAAGACCCAATGGCGTATGAAGGATATGAAGTATTGTTAAGACACCCTGTTATAGATGAGGCTTACGAATTAGAATTTCTAGGCGTAGCCCCCGATTTATTAAACAACTATGAGAAAATTTCATCATATGAAGAACCCATTATTTTCAAAAATTTAACAAAAGAAGAAGTGTCCGAAATTGCTAGACTAGTTGAAGAAACTCCTCATTCAGTAATAGAGGAAAGAAAACTAGATTCTTATTCTTCATACAAAGCAGAAGAAGCAACAACAGTTGAAGATTATGACTCGTTAATTGAGCATTTTAAGAAAGATAACATGGAACTAGATGAAAAAGAAAGAAAATACCTAATAGATAAATTTACTAGAATGAAAAAAGACTTACAGGAGGGCAAAAAATGAATTGGGAAGATGTATTAAAATTACAAGCATACTCCGGCACTTGTCCTAAGTGCGGCACATTTAGACCAAGAGAAGGAACTTCTGTTTGTCCAATAAAAGACCCTCAATGCCCTATGGAAACTAAGAAAAAAACTTCTCTAATTGATAGAGCAAGACAGGCGAATAGAGAAGACCCTAGAATGGGAAGTAGATAATTGGGGTAGTTTGTTATGCCTACCTTTCCCGTTCCTATGGCGTTTTGGGATTTCTTACTACTTGATAGTGAATATAACAAAATGATAGTGAAAGAAAGTGCTACTGCTGAAAGACTAGATAACATCAATGAAACAAAAGAACAAATATTTTCAAAATTTGTTAATTTGACAACTGGAAGCAAATCTTATGACGATTTAGATTCATTTTTGGGTTTATTTAGTAATAATTTTCCTAAAGAATATGAAAGATTAATTTCTAACGAGCCAAGAAACACAAGAAAGGCAGTAAAACAGAAAATTTTTGAAAGATTTGAGAAAGTTTTAGAATTTAATACAACGAGAGACAAAGGCGGAAGGCCAAAATTAGATTTTGAAGGACAAATGACTAAATTTGCTAATAGCGAAACAGTAAATCCCAAAATTTTAGACGCATTTTACCGAATTTTGATGGAAAAATATGAATCTTATGGAGGAAATAAAGAAAATAACATTAAGCAGTTAAGAAAAGACATTGGTAAAGAGAATTTAGGCAAAATTTTACCAATTTTGAAGCAAAATGTTAAGGATTCAAATGCAAAATTGGCTGATTTTGACAATCCCGACAAAATTATGTTCAATGTGATGAAAATTACAATAGCAATTGGTAATTTTGGCGTTAAATTACCAAAAAAAGTCGCAGGATTTACTAAAACAGAAGAAAACGATACTCAAATTAGAGGAATGAACACAACACAACAAAATTCTTACACAACTTATGAAAAAATTGTCCCAATTGAGGGATATGACCGTAAAAAGACAAGAGAAGAATGGATTGACGGTATGGATAAGTATATTGAGATTGACTATGAAAAGAGAAGGGGTCAATTTTCTCAAGAATATGTTTTTCCTTTTTCGGATAGAATGTTGTCCGATGATGAAGAAACAAGTAGATTAAAACTCAAAGAGGATAGTGATTTTGAACTATCTATCGTCTATATTGAGGATAGGCCACTTCTTAGAGAACTTCTAAGTAAGCAAGATATTGTAATTATTGATGATATTAACATTGATGTTGGAATGGAGGCAGAATATACAGTTCCGGCACTAAATAGCACTAAAATACAAGCATATTTTGATGTTATGGCTACTTCTTCAAAGACAGACCAAAGCAATAAAGACAAGTATTTAGCGTTTAAATTGGGTAAACAAAGCCTACAAGCGCAAAGAAAAATACTATATTCGGCACAGAAAAAGGGGTCAAGAAGGCTATATTTTCACCCAATACTGCAAAATTTATTCACAACAGAAGGAAATGATGTGTTTGGAGAAGCAGTTAAAGATATTACAGTAAAAACTGCTAAGGCATTTGAACAGGCAAAAGAAAGTGAGTTGGATAAAGAAGTCGGCATTCAAACATACGATAGAGAATTGATTGAAGAAGAAATTTTTGATGAAGACAATATGCTAGAAAACGATGAATTGTATGCTGATTACATAGAAGGAGATGAATTTACACATATAGTTCAAGAAGGCGGCACAGAAGTAGAAAGATTACAAAGAGGTTTAGTCTTTGATGGAAAATCTTACATTACTAAAAATAGAAATTTAATTTCATTTATCAACGCAATTAAAAAATTCGCTATAAATGAAAGAGGCACTTTTTCTAATTCATTGGCCGAAGAAAACAAAGATAAGATTTTAGGAGAAGTTTCGGATAAAGTTGAGTTCACAAAACCTGCTGAAATAGCATTCGCTGATTACTTGCTTGCTCAAAAGGACACAAAAGAAATAGAAAATGATTTAATAACTGGTGATTTATCTAAATACTATAAAGCAAAGATGAATCAACAAGATGGTTTTGCTTTCTTGTTTTCTATAGCGCATTTATTCGGACAGGATTTGAAAACAGAACTTAAACAACTAATAGGAAAAAAGAAATTGTTTACTAAGAAAGATTTATCAACAGAAGGCAAATCCCTAATAACTAAGATTGTTGCTAAAGTTGAAGAAAATTTACGGAAACTAAGGACACAATTCAAAGAAGGTCTTGAACAAAAATTAGAAAAAATAGCGAAAAATCCTAAGAAAAATCCAAGAACACTTATTAAAAAATTAGTTGATAAACAATTACTAGAGATGGAGGAATAAACATGGGAGAAAAAAATATCAAAAATAAAGAGGCCCTTTTTCTTGAGATAAAAGATGAGTTTCAAGAACTCTTAGGAAAACACAAAGACAACAAACAGGCCATCGTTTCCGAACTTAAAGACAGTCGGGTTTTCAAAAATAAAAGTTTAATAGATTTTGGGACTTTACGAGGACAAGAAAGAAAAGACGCTAAAAATCAAGTTATAGAAATAGTTTACAATCATTTCACTAAAGAGAAAAAAGTTGAAGCACCCGTTGAAGATATTGAAGAAACTAATAGGGACTACATAGCGGGAATGCTAGAACAATTAAGAATAAATGTTGGAGGCGGAGGACAAAGAAGCGTTAAAACTTCAAGAGGCAATTCTCTTACAGTTAATGCTATGTTTAGAAAGGGGCTTAAGTTTGACCCTTCCTCAATAGTCGCTCGCAATAAACAAGGAAGAAGACCATTAAAACCCGATGCAGTATTAGTGAATTTAAAAAACCTAAAGGGTAAGAATGCTCGCACAATACGAGCCAATTTTAAAAACTTGATTGAAACAATAAGAGAAAGATATGCTCAAACAGAAGATGATACAATAGAATATGTGCAAATAGATTTAACAGATATTTTAGATAAAAACACTATGACTGATTTATCTAAAAGAAAAAGCATCTATGATTATTGGAAAGGAATATATGAAAAGTTCCCCGACTTATCTAAGGCAGTAAAAGAACTTGCAGATAAATTGGAAAAGGAAAACACAGAAGATAAAACGCTAAAAAACGACATTGATAAGTTTGTAAAAGTGGCGAATACATTAGGCGATAAAGGCGAAAATATAAATTACATATCCGAAGTTTCTCAAAAAGAAATTAATGTTGGTGATGTAGACGGTAGAGCGTTTAAAGCACTTAAACAGTTCTTTGCTCAATTGGATATGCTTGCTACTAAAACTGATGAAAGCGGAGTAGATATTTTCTTTGAGGCAGGTTTTACTGATACTGGCGAAAGGAAGGATTCTTATTCAATGAGTGAGCAATTAGCAACAGATAAAGAAAGAGATGAAATGGAAGACTTGGGAGAAGAAGTGGAATTAGACCCACTATCTATTTTGTATCTAAAAAGGGATTTAAACGAAATAGCCGAAGTATTTAGCGACCATGATTTTGAATACACAGTAAGAGATTTATATTACAAAATGATAACAAGCAAAGAAAAAGTTGAATTAATAGCCGAACAAGGAATGGAAGAATTAATTGAAAAACTATTAGAAACTAAAAAAGTAATCACCAAGTATGAAACTGATATTATTCATTTACCTGTATTTTTATTTGAGTCTCAAGAGTTAAGACAAGATTATGGCGACGAAGCAAAGAAGGCGGGTAAAATTAAAGAAACCATAAATGATTTCTTTAGAGCATTTGCTGATTTATTAGAAGAAGTTAGAACTACCTTCACAACATTTGCAGACATTCAGCAATTTGGTAGAGAACCAAAAGGCGTAAAACCTCAAAAGCCGGAAATGGGCTACGAAACTACAAGTGAAGGTTTAGGGATAAGAAGATACATTTACGGCCAAGAAGGAAGAAAAGGTAGGGCTAGAGAAATCAAGTCATTTCAAAATATAATGGGAGATATAAATAAAGTCGGAGAACTAATTGCTGAACTCTTTGTAGCACCTATGAATTTACCAAGCGTCAATGCAGGAGAAAAATTACCTTTTAGCATAAACGGACACCTAAGAATAATTAGTGCGATTATTGATTTTAAAGGAGGAGAGGGTAAAATAGAGGGAGGAGGTTTCTTACCTTACAAAGTCATGAGTAAACTTGTCCGAGAACAACAATTAGATTTCATAAAAAAAGACGATTTAGAACAATTAATACCTTTCCTAAAATCAATTAACACAGGAGAAATATTTAGCAGTATAGAATTAGCGGAGAGCAAGGCGGAAGATTTCAAAGACGCTTTGTTAGACATTTACCAAAAAGAAAAAGGAATGGAAAAAGTAATTGATAGAGATATTGCTTCTATTTTTGGTGCAATAAACAAAATAACTAATAAAGTAGTTTTAGAAGAATTTGAAGGGGTAAATGCTTCGGAGGCTTACGAAAAGACTAGCATTGATAATGTCACTGAAATAACACCCGTTATGGTTTTAGTTGATGCTTTAGAACAAGCCAAAAAGAATGAAGCATTAAGACTTAGAAATAAACCACTAATAGAAACTATTGATGAATTTTTAGCAGAAGCAAAGAAACTAAGCCCAATGAAAAAGTCGGAAATACATGCTCGCATATTAGAAGCACACGATTCTCTAAGAATATTAAAAGGTAAAGAAGTATATTATGCTACAAGAAACGAAAATAACTTTGAGCATGTTGAAGGAATGCTAACTAAGATGCAAAAAGAACATAATTTAGACATGAGCGCAAGCGAACTAATTAATATTGTAAATGAAATAGATTCATTTGATAGCATTAGCAAATCTTATGGGATTAGTAATGAACATGTATATTTAATTAAGGCTAACTTTAGGTGATATTATGGAGCAAGTTTCCGGCCCACATACAAAAGAAGAGGCGGAGGAGGCTTACAATGAAGATAATCCCGATGATAAAATCAACCGTGATGTTCCCGAATGGTATGAATTAGACCAATATGTAATTAGAAGGGTAAATGGTAAAGTAGTAGGGATAGCGGGGTGGGCTGATAAGGGCGACTACGCTATACTTGGAGGAATGAAATCAAAGGAGGGTTCTAAAAGTTGGAAACCTATGGCTAATAAGCGAGAACAACTTATTGGAGATAAGCCAAAGATAGCAGGATTTAGAACACAAAAAATTCCTCTTGAAAGGTGGAAACAAAAAAACAGAACAGAATATGATTGGGAAATACCACCGGAAGACACTATGGGTATAGATGAAGAAATGTTAGCAAACTTTACTGAAAGATACGGTGATGATTTCGGCATTAAGAAATGGTGGGACTTAATTAAGAGGCGAAGTGTTATGAGCGACTTTCAATGGAAACAATTGATTGTTGGTATTAAGGAAGATAGATTTCCTAAAGATAGAACAAAATATGTTAGATATTCAAACTTAGATACTATTAATAGAAGAATGGTAAATGGTTATTTGAAAAAAGGAGTAAAGAATCCCGAAAAAAGAAACCAATATCTAAAGGGTATTGCCGATGAAATGTCTAGGAGTAGTAATCAAAGATATGAATTGGAGGATAGGAGTTAATGTGGTTTGATATTCTAAAGGTCATGCCTCCGAGCAAATATGAGGCTTATGCGATACCCGAACATGATATGTCCGAAGTTGATAACCCCGCACAGGCTTTTGATTATGACACGACTAGGGTTATTGTAAGAGGCCATTATTTAATGAGAGTTAAGGAAAGAACTTCTAATAGAAATACTGATGAAATTGAAAAATGGGTTAATTGTGTTAAAGACAAGGCTCAAGGAAAATATTGGTTTTATAGAACAAGCGATGAAAATAATTATGAAATTATTTTAGTGGATATTTATACTACAAAAGAAGCGAACATAGCGGGAACAAAAAAGAAATTTAATCGTAATATGAGAAACCCCGAAACTAAAGAATTGATAACGAAACTAATTGTTTTTACAAATTATTTTGGTGGGAGGGTTTTGCTTACTCAATCCCAATTATCAAAAGATTATAGAGGAAGAAAAAGGATAGATTGTTTTTATCAAGGTGTTAAGCCTAATCACCCTAAAGGACAGGCTATGCTTGAAAAAGAACCAAAAAGGGAAGAACCAAAAGAAAAACCAAAGCCAAAAGAAAAACCAAGAGGATTTACGCTTCCGCCTCCCCCTCCAAGAAGAAAAAATAAAAATAGACAAAGAAATAGAAGGAGGAGATAATTATGGATTTAGAAGCATTTAACTTTGAACATCAAATGGATATGGAGTTATCTAAAAACTCATTCCCATATTTTTTTCAAAATGTTTTAGGTTGGGAGTTTGCTAACCACCAAAAGGAATGGTATGATTTAATGAATGATACTCAAAGAACTGTTATTATTTGTTCAAGAGGTCATGGTAAATCAGTATTCATGCACAGTTGGGTTGTATGGAATTTAGTTTTTAGAGAGCCTCCTTATCAAATGCTATATATTTCCTCTAACCAAAAACAGACTTTGGTTCACATGAGAGATATTGACAAGTTATTCAATCACCCTATGCTTAAGAAATTTAAACCTGCTAAGGGTTGGGCTATTGGAAATATTACACTTACCAATGGTAATCAAATCTTGGAGCGTTCTGTTGGTTCACAGATTAGAGGTCTTCACCCTCAAGAGATTATTATTGACGACCCTTTGAAAGAGTTTAGTATGACTGGTATTCAAAAAGTCACTGATTGGTTTTATGGTGATATGATACCAACACTTCACCACACCGCTTCTTTGAGGGTTATTGGAACTCCGTTTAGTTATACAGATATTTACCAACAACTCGCTGAAAATCCCGCATATACTCTTAGAACATATCCTTGTCTTAATGCTCTCAATGAACCACTATGGCCGAATAGATGGGACTATGATGCTCTTATGGCGAGAAAGGCGGAAGTCGGTTCTCTTATGTTTACAAGAGAATATATGTGTGTTCCTATATCAACTGGAACTTCTTTGTTCAATCCCGAATATTTAGAAGCGGCTAAGAGTAAAGACCATGTTTTGAAACCAATGCGTAGAGAGGGCTACAAATATTATGTTGGTATTGACCCTGCTATTTCAACAGATGGCGACTACAATGTAATTACTGTATTAGAAGTTGATGAGAACGATAACAAAACTATCGTATTTATTGACCGTTCTAAGAATGTAGAGTTTAGAGAAAACATACAGAAAGTAAAGTTGATTGGTAAAGTATTTCAGCCCGAAGCGATATTATTTGAAACAAATACATTTGCTAAATCATTTACACAAGAAATTAGAAATGTCACTGATTTAAATGTGCATGACTTTAACACTACTAGAAAAAAGAAAGAGGAGATTATTCTAAGTTTACAAATGAACTTTGAAAACGGTAAGATAATTTTACCTTATGCTAACGAAGAAAGTCGTCGGGTAACATCTACTTTAATTGAAGAATTATCTATGTTTGCTATTACAGACAAAGGAAAGTTTGAGGGAATAGGAGCGCATGACGACATGGTTATGAGTTTAGCGTTGGCCAATGCCGCTACTCATACAATGAGTGAAACATTCATACTCTTAGATGACATGGGGCTATTTGACCCGCCAAAGGTCAATAAGTATAAACGCTCTCAAGGAGTTATGGGAATTAATTTTTAGGTGATATAAAATGCCGACTGCGGAGGAATATAGAGAGGGTTCGGAACAAATGAATCGCCTTGCAGAACTGCAAGAAGAACAAGATGAAACTAAAGATGAAATTGAGGAAGCATTAGGAACTAAATTGGCTTCTGTTGATGATTACATTATGTCGGACTATGAAGCAGTAAATTTACTTTCTAAAAATTTAAACATCAATGCTAGTGATGCTAGAAAACAATTAAGTTCTTTTCCCAATGAATATTCTATTGATGGTGAAAACATACCCGACTTAGTAAAAAAGATGAGAAAGGCTCGTAGAAAATTAAAGGGAGAACAACGAACTAGAATGGCTAAAGCGATTGATACTGTTATTGATGGCTACTCCGACCATATCAACAAGTGCATAGATTCTATTTACTGGATTAAACCATACAAACCGGCTATTCTTAAGATGGGTTTTAGTGAAAAAGACTTAATGAAAATAAACAAGATTGATTCTGTAAACGATAGAAGAAACATTATTGATGCAATATGTAAGTATTGGGAGAGCGATTTAAAGAAAGAAGGCATGGTTTATTCTAAGGAATATGCTCAATTAGAAAAAGAATGCCGTATTGCTAAAAGAGATTACAAGCAACAAATAAAAAATATATCCGACCAATCAATAACTAAAAGCAAAAAAGAAAGAATTATGTCTTTCATTGAAAGTGAAATAATAAAGAGTCCTTCTATCGGTGCTAAACAAATACATGATAGAATGCCTAACAATCTACATAAAAGCACAACAACAAATATGATTTCTAAAATGGTGAAGAAACTTGATGTTGCTAACATTGATGGAGCATATTACAAATTACCAACAATGCTTAAGAAAAATATTTGGGCTTATACTGCGGCTTTTATTGACTCCGATGGCTATATTACAATGGATAGAAACCACAATCCTAGAGTTGGTCTTATTGCTACAGGTGAAAGAGGCAGGGCATTTATGGAAGAAATGCACAAGAGTATAGGTTTTGGTAAATTACATTTGAATCAAAAATCCCCACAACAAACTAGACCTGTTCAAAGATTAAACTTTTATTCACAAAACGATGTGTATAATTTGTTAAGTAAGTGCTTGCCGCATTTTAAACTAAAGAAAGGTAATGCTAAATTACTCATGGAACTTATACGAATGAAAAAATCCTACAAAAAAGAAGATTGGTATAAAGGTCGTTGTGATGAAATTTTTAAATTAATGAAGTGGGAGAATCATAAAGACCATGTTGGTTTTGATTGGTTAAAAGAGGGAATATATCTTGACGATATACAGAAATACAAAGACAACTGTAAAATGTCTTTAATGGATAGTATGGAAAACATAGGGGGTGTCTTGGCTTGAATACAAAAGAATGGGTGATTAGTAAAAAGAAACTTGATTTCAAGTATTGCGGTAGGTGCTACATAACAAGAGATGTTCACCCATTCGGTTTTTGTAGAAAGTGTTGGGAACAAGCAGATAAACCAAAGAAGGTGAAGGTATGAGTTGGGAAGAAATATTGAAAAAGAAAAAGAAAAAATCTACTGTAAACCAAGCGGGTAATTATACTAAACCTGCTATGCGTAAAAGAATCTTCAATAGAATAAAAGCAGGAAGTAAAGGCGGGGCTAAAGGTCAATGGTCGGCTAGAAAGGCACAGATGTTAGCCCAAGCCTATAAACGGGCAGGTGGCGGCTATCGTAATTAAGTGGTGGAATATCCTAAAAGCCAAGTCAAAAAGGCAACAGGATTTAACCCAATGGACACAGGAAGATTGGGGAAGTGCCGAACAACATAGAGCGAAAGCAAAAGGAAAGAAACCTAAATCAAAAACTAAAGGAAGATATATGCCTAGAGCGACCTATCAAAGAACAGATAAAAAAACACTAAGGTATCAAGACGCTAAGAAAAGAAAAGGCCGTAAAAAAGGCATTCAACATGTGCCGACAGGAAAGAAGTTTAGTCAAAAGTGATTATAATGTGGCGGCAAATCCTAAAGAAAGATATGTCCTACTGCGTTTGTAGTGGTAAAAATAAAACTAAAGGATTTACTTGTGAAGCACATTGTAGGAGTAAAGAAATGAAAAAGGCTGACCCGAAAAAAGGAACGGGTAAAAAACCAAAAGGTTCAGCAAGAAGATTATACACAGATGAAGACCCAAGCGATACTGTTCCCGTAAAATTTAGAACAAGACAAGATGTTCAAGAAACATTTAGCAGTAGTGCGTTCAAATCTAAATCTCATAAAAGGCAGTCGCAAATAATTAACTTAGTAGAACAAAGATTGCGAGCCGCAGTTAAAAATGCTAAAGATTCTAAAACAAAGAAAAGGCTAAAAACGGCACATACTTACGCTAAACAAAGAAAAGAAGCGAGTAAGCAAAAAACAAAGAGCAGAAGTAGAGGAGCGTTTACAAGATGAGTTGGAAAAATATACTAAAAACAGAAGACGAAAAAGCCCATTGTGGAACTAAGCAAGATGAGAAAATGCTTTATGGAAATCAAAAAAGAATTGATAAAGACAAAGATGGTAAAATAACTGGAAAAGATTTTGCTATGCTTAGAGATGAAAAGAAAGCCATGAAAACCGATGCTCAAATAGAAAAAGAAATACTTGCTGAAATTAAAAAAGAAGGAGGAGCATTGGGTATGAAAAACCTAAAAGCAATATGTCCTCCTAAAGAATTAAAGAGAGTTCTTAATGCTATGAAAAGAAAGAAAGTTATATTCATGCACAAAGATGGAGATATTTACACCCATAATCCGAGATGATAATATGACTTGGAAAATTATTCTTAAACAACTTGAGTGTCCTTTGGCTACACAGGACTTAGAAGTTAATACTAAGAATAGAGATGCCGCAGTTAAAAATCCTAACATTAGATATGGGCCACTTAACCTTAACGATAAAAAATATTGGGAAGAATACGCTAAGAGATGGAAGACTACACCCGAAGTAGCAAAGAAGTCTAATTGCAGTAATTGTATTGCTTTTGATATTTCACCTAGAATGGACGACTGTATGCCTTTAACTACTGATGAAGATGGGCGTTTAGGCTATTGTCATATGCACCATTTCAAGTGTCATTCAGCAAGAACTTGCTATACTTGGGCTAAAGGTGGCCCAATTGATGATGATAAAACTTCTAAAGAAAATCAAATGAGGAGTAAAAAATGAATTGGTTTGATATAGTTAAAAGAAAGAAACACCCTGCTTTGAAAAGAGCCGGTGTTAGTGGCTTTGGAAAACCTAAGAGAACTCCTAAGCACCCTAAAAAATCACATGTTGTAGTTGTCAAAGATGGGGATAAAGTCAAAACTATTCGCTTCGGAGAACAAGGAGCAAGTGTAGCGGGTAAGCCAAAAAAGGGTGAAAGCAAAAGAATGAAAGCAAAAAGAAAATCTTTCAAAAGTCGCCATAGAAAAAATATCAAAAGAGGCAGAACTAGTGCCGCTTATTGGGCTAATAAAGTTAAGTGGTAAGTATGCCTTATGAATTAAGAGTTGGTAAAGACGGCTATTATGTAGTTAATACTGACACTAAGAAAAGAAAAAATAAACACGGCATGTCAAAGTCAAAAGCAAAAAAATACATGGCCGCTTTATACGCTAATAAAAATCCCAAGCAATACGACACTAAGCCTAAAAGAAAGAAAAGTATAACTGGCGGTTGGCGTGGAGTTTTACGAAAACATTTGCGAAGATTCTATAATAGATAGAATAGTCCAAAGTAAACGGGGGTAGTTGTTATGACAGAAAAACGAAGACGGTTCTCTTTCACAAATCTTTTTAGGCGCACTACACCAAAACCTGCTGATAGGAATATCTACAACATGGGTATTCAAGAAAGGCAAAACAATTACATGATGACTGCCCCCATCATCTACTCTATGGTTCAACAATCAGTAATTGTTAGAACTTGTATAACCCAACTTAAACAAGAAGTTTACAGAAGAGGCTATGTTTGGGAAAAGGCATTTGAAGCCCGTTGTAATAATTGTGGTAAAGAACATACTAGACCTGTTCAAGAATGTTCTAGGTGTGGTTCTACTGACTTAAGGACTCCCGACATGAAACAACTACAATACGCTGAAAAGTTCTTAGAGGGATATGTAAATTCTTCCGAGCAACTATTTATTGATGTGTTAAAAGAATTAGAAGACGACTTGAATATCATGGACGACGCTTATATCGTTATGGTAAAAGAATACTTCTTAGACGGTAATGGTAAAATTAGAATGCACCGTATCAAAGAAATATATCGTGGCGACCCAGTGACAATGTTCATTTATGCTGATGAAGACGGAGTAAAAGGAAATAAAGGATTTACTTGTGTTCATCATAGAGATGTTGTTTCAACAGAACCACACGATAGTTGCGAAACATGCGGTTCTCCTCTTATGCCTATACACTATGTAAATAGAGCAAAGGGAGATGAACAGTATTTCTTAGAAGGAGAAGTATTACATTTTAGTAAGTATAGTCCTTCAAGACTCTATGGTTTTTCTCCTGTAATTACACTTTACAATCATATTATGACTTTAATTGCTATGGAAAATTATGTCAATTCCGCCTATACTAAGAGCAGAATGCCTAGAGGATTATTAGCAGTTCAAACTAGAAACATGGATTCAATGAGAGCCTTTTGGAGAGGAGTAAAAGAAAAGATGGAGGCAGACCCTCATTTTATTCCTGTAATGGGAATAGAAGCAGAAGGTGGGAAAGGCGCAGTTGAATGGATTAAGTTCATGGATAGCCTAAAAGAAATGGATTATATTTCTGTTAAAGATGATTTAAGAGATAGAATATCAGCGTTCTATGGAGTAAGTAAAGTCTTCATGGCTGATAATACTACAAGTGGTGGATTGAATAATGAAGGTATGCAAATTCTTGTTACCAATAGAGCCGTTCAAATGGCTCAAAATGTTTACAATGAATATGTATTTCCTTATCTTGTAAAGCAATTTGGTATTACAGATTGGAAACTAAAGTTGCCTCCAAGTGAAGAAGAAGATGAGATTGCAGGATTAAGAAAGAAAGAGATTGAAGTTAATATAGCGGCATCAATAAAAAACTTAGGTTTTGAAGTTGATATGGACGAAGACGGTAATTTCACATATAAAAAACCCGAACCACAACCGGAACAAAAACCGGAGGGAGAAGAAGATAAGCCACTTGAAAAAGACCCACTAGCAGGTTCTAATTTAGACCAAAGGGACTTAGATGAACAAACAAGAATGTTTGCAGAAGGTGGCGGTAGTAAACCACAAGAGAATCCACCCGCTACTAGAAATAAACCTTCTATGAGTAGAGGGCCGGATAAAAGATTAAGCGGATTGCCGGAAGACGCAGGAAATCAAAATGTAGATAGAAGAAGTGAAAGGAGGACAGGTTAATGACAGAAGATAATAGACAGAAAGAGATTAGACTAAAGAAAGAATTAGCGAGAGTTAGGACACAGAATGCAAATGAAACTAGAAAGACCACAAAGAATCGTGATTTTTCTATTGGTGGATTACCACCGGACACAACTCATAAGGCTATAAGAGCATCTAATGATGTTCCCGATGTTATCTTACCCCCACAAAAAAGGAGAGGTAAGAAAGAGAATATTCCGTTTTGAGGCGATACTATGTTTATGAAGGCTATCTTATACAATAAAGAAGACGACCTTCATTTTTTGTTGAAGTGCTTAGTTGAAAAAATAGAAGATGATTTATTATTAAAGCAAGAAGATGATGATAATTTCCTTGAACCTGAATCAAGAGCAGATGATAAATTAGAAGATTCTATTTTTGCTGAAACTAGTCTTCAAGACATGGTAGAAGAAGACGCTATCAAAGATTCGGACTTTGGAGATATTAAAGAAGGCAAAAGCGATGATAAAGTAAAGGCCAAAGTAATGAATAAACTTTCTACAGGATTTTACGCTGATGTTAAACGAGCAATAGAAGCCGAACAAAAGAAAAGTCCCACGCCACTAACTAGACAACAAAAAGAAAAAATTACTTTTGATTTAAGAGAAAAAGCCTACGAGAAATTTATTAGTGAAGGTAAACCACTTGAAATCAAACTAAAAAATACTAGTTATAAGTGGACAGTTGATGAAATAAAAGATACATGGAAAGAGTTTACTGCTGATAGAGATAGGGAATTAAGAAGACAACAATATGTAAAAGACAAGGCTGAATTAAAAAACGCTAAAAGGTTTTTAGATAGTTTTGATGATGATGCTAAGTTATTAGATAGAGCAAGAGAATATGCACAAAAGACTAAAATGGATTTACTCTCAAGTATGTTAGTTAGTGAAAGAATTGGTAATGTATATGATGTTATTGATGAAAGCGATGAAAATATAGAATTATTTAATTATTACAAGAAAAAATTGGGTGATGCGGCATTTAGATTCAACGCAGGTAATGTGGCTTTGCTTAGAGAAGAAAGAAGGGGAATGTATAGGAAACACCCTAAAGGAACACCCGCAAGAAAGACAATTGATGAATATTTTACAAAAAGAACAGAATTAACTAATAAAATAACTGCCTTAAATCGTGAATCACTTGACCTTTTTGGTAAGTTCAAAAAAGACCCAAAAAAACTTGAAGAAGAAGCCGAGAAATTAGATAACAAAATAAAAGAGGCAACAGAAAAAGTAAAAGAATTAGATAAAAATATAGATAAAAACCTACCTAAAGATGAAAAAGGAAAACCTATGTGGGCGGCTGAATATAAATTAACAGATGAAGAAAAGAAAGAGTATCAAGATAGAATAAAAGAACTGGAAACTAAAACAAAAGAAGATGAAAAGTTCCTCAAAGAAATTCAAAGAGATAGTGTAAAAGTTAGCCCTATACAAGTCATGCAAGCGGATAAAGACCTTGCAGGTGTGGCTAAAAAATTAAAGCAACTATTAGAAAATCAAGCAGTAAAAGACTATCTAAAAGGCAAGAAAAACCCATTAGAAGGTAAGGAATTAACGGCCTATATGAAAGGGTCTTATAGTGATGCTAAATTAAGAGCATTTTTAGAAACTGATGCTAAGTCTAAAGGAATAAGAGATAAAGCAAGAGGAAAAAGAATACCTTTGGGTGATGGTGCAGGAGTAAAGAAAGAAGCGTATAGAAGAATATACAATTACATTCAATTTCTTACAGAACAAGTAAAAGAAAAGAGTAAGAAAGGAACTGTTAAAAGAGCAGTTAAAAGAATACAAGATTCACTAGAAGAACACAATGATAAGTTGTTTAGAGATTTAGATTCTCAACAAAGAAAAAGATTTGGTTCGGCTAGTAAATATACAAGAGCCGCTTATTCAACTTTGGCTAGGTCATTAAAGAACATGAAAGAGATTTCGGATAGGCAAGATACTAGCGATAACAAAAGAATGCTACAAGCAAAGAAAGTCCTAGAGAATGAAAAATATGGTATGACATTAATGAGAGATTTGATGAATATTGCTTTGGGTCAAAAACTAGAGAAACCTCCTAAGAAACAAAGAAAGGACTCAAAAGGGCGTAGCCAACAAAGTGCAATTACTAGAAAAATAAAGGCACTAAGACAAAAAATATCGGAAAGCGATGAAGAGTTCAAAACCATAGAAGAAAAATTAAAAGAAGGTAAGCGTCTAACCGATGAAGAAACAACTAAGTATTTAGATTTTAAAAAGGATAGAGAAGACTTACCGAATAAAATAAAAGAACTTACTACTAAACTTAGAGGAAAAATTAGTGATTCTACTAAAGATGGAGGGTTTGCCGAAGGAACTCCTGCTAGTCTTAGGGAACAACAAAAAGAAAGACAAAGTAAAAGAGGCATGACTCCAAAAAGAAAACCCTCTAAAAGAACTCCATATGAAGAGTTCCGTAGCAAAGTTCTATATGGTGCTATGAGCGCAAAAAGAAGTGCAGTAAAAGAAAACCCTAAGTTTGTTGAAAGGTATTTGAAAGAAAACCCCGATGATAAAGAATACATAGGGGAATTGAAAAAAGCCGAAGATGTAGGAGAAAAAACTGGACTCAACGCATTTAGATTCTTTGATGTTAATATGGTTGGTAAGACATATGTCTTGGAAGAAAGAGAATCGGCCTTAGATACAAAAGACCCTAATTACGCAGACATAGAAAAGTTTGCTAATCAAATTAAAGATATTTTATCCGATAAAAAAATAATGTCGGCAATAGAAAAAACATATTCTAAATTAACAGGAGGAACTGTTTTTGGACAAGATAAAAGAAGTGCTGAAAAGAGAAAGCAGATTTCAACCGCATTAGAATCATTGAAGCCATTGATAAGTGAAAGAAGAAAATTGAAGAAATTACTTAGACCTATACCGGATTTTTTGGTAAAAGAAATGATTGAAGATAAAGAAACACTTTCTACAAACTTCATGCAATTTTTGAGGGCTTTTGAGAAAATAAAAATAGTTGATGTTTCTAATATATTAGTTAATAATAATAAATTAGTATCGGACAAAAATAAAGTGAAAGGCATAGGAGGAAGCCCTTACTATAATATATTCAACACCCCTATATTATTCCCAATACCCATTAAAGATATAACTAAAGAGATAGGCTACGATAAAGACTTGGAAGCAAAACTAATAAGAGAAACAAGAGATAAAATTAGCGAAGACCCAGATTCATTTTTAAGGGATTATTGGAATATTGTTATTGAAAAGATAAAATATGATATGGACGAATTAGGTAATATATATGGGTCGGACGAAGGAAGAAAGGAGGCTTACATTGAACAGGCGAAAAAGAATGCGCCTTACAACCTCTTGACAGATATACAAGAAGAATTTTCAAGAATACATAATCCTAGCAACAAAAAGAAAAAAGCATTTGATGAGTTTTTCTTGGCTTTAGATAAAAAACAAGATGGTAAGGCATTCTTTAAAGAAATTGAAGATTTAATAAAATCAATAGTTAAACTACAAAAAGCATATCTAACAAAAGAAGCCAAAACAAGCGAGCCTACCGATTTGAATAAAACAGCAAGAGAATATGCTATTGAAGCAATCCGTAGAATGGATAATGCAATTGATGATAGAACTATTGACCCCGATTCAACAAGAGATGATTTAGAAAGTGTGAAAACTTTTAAGCAAAAAACATTTAGATTTACTTCCCCTATTCCTATTTCAGTTGATAACGGAAAAGCAATTATTATGGGAGCATTACAACCGATAGCGAATCAAAAAATGGTTAGTAGTGTAGAGGGAATATTTGAAACAGACATAGATGATAGCATTTTAATTGAAGCCCTTGAAAAACAATTCTTGAATTATTTTAATCAAAACAAAGAAAAAATAGAGGAAATTGTTGGAGAAGAAAAAGAAATATATGATTTTCAAACTGCTATGTTAGAACAAATAAGAGATGATTTTGAAGATTTGATAAAAACTTTCAAGAGCAAAAAGACTGTAATTGATATGAGCAAAGTGGACTTTGATATTAACGATACCAACTTAAGAAAAATATTAACTGATGCTCAATTTGGTGAAGACCTAGCAAAAATACTTGAGACAGATTTCACCGATGTTTACGATTCTTATGTTAAAAGATTGAATAAAGTAAAAACAATACATGTAAAAAATACTGAAAAGGCAAAAGAAATATCAAAGGATTTAATTCAAACCATTGGAACTTTAGAAGAAGATAACCCAACATACAAAACAAAAGAAGGAGAGGAAGAAGAATGACATGGGATTACTACGAGGAAGGTAAAGAATTTACCATAAAGAAAGAAGAAAAAGTAAAGAAGAATATCTTAGACACATTGGATAAGAAACAAACTAAGCGTCTAAAGAAAGTATTACAAGCGGCACAACCAACTGAATTTTTTGGACAAGATTTTACAAAACTAGGTGAATTAGTATCGGCATTAAAAGATGTTGAATTAGTTAAATCCGATAAGAAACTTACAAAGAAGATGAAGTCTATGGAAGAACGGAATGTAGATATAGTCGCTTCGGCTACGGAACTCCGTAAGGACTATGAGTTGCTTTACAGACAATTAAGAGATTTAGTATATCCACCAAAGGAGGAAAAGAGATGAGCGAAGAAAATACAATTAATGAAGAACTACTTGAGATTATTAAAGCCCTTAGTGCTAAGATAGAAAGTTTAGAGAAAGCAGTTTACAATGACGATAATCTACTAATGAAGTCCGGTTTTGTTGTTGTAGATAGTCCAACTCCCAAAATGAATCATGGAACTATCGGTGGTTCACCATTGAAAGATGTTGGAAATATGGATTGGAAAGATATTCATAAGATGGTAGAAAATGTAGGTGGACAATAATGGCTGAAAATTGGAAGGAAATATTGAAGGCGGCTATGCCGATAGGACAAATGCAAAGAGATACAGAAAGTAATTTAAGTAATATCGTAAATAAATTAATTGAAGAGACTAAATACACTGATAGGCTCAATAAAAAATTAGGAAAGGCAGTTAGAGCAAATCCCGATAAAGAAATCTATGTTGTTCCTTCTCCTATTTTTAATAGGATTTCTCAAAAGTTTAGGTTTAGAGGACAACCCGAAAAGATAGTAGATATGCTAGAACAAAAATTAGCCCAAGAATATCAAGCAGAAAAGGTAGTAATCTTTCCTAAAGAAATAAGATTTGAGGGAATAAAACAACCTCCCGAAGAAGATACAATATAAAGAGAGTTGATATAATGCCGGAAAGAGTAAGTAAAGAAGAAAGAATAGTTAGCCTTGCTATTGAAAAAGCAAGAAAGGCTAAAGAAGAATTAAGCGCAAAGAAAAGAAAGAACATTGAGCCAACTCAACTATTGGAAATAGATACTGACCCCGAAGTTGAAAAGATTAAGAGGCCAAAGGTGCAAGATGCTTCTAAGATTACTAATCAAACTCAAAAGAAAGAAGGGTATGGTTTAGCCGGTGAAACTAACAAGTGATGTAATATGCCTCTCCTTATTGAGAAGGATAAGTCAATATCCACAGATATTCTAAGACTCTTTGAAAGAACGAGAGTCGCTTATCTTTCAGCAAGAACCGACCCAAAAGAATACGGTTCTAAATGGAGAAACGCAGTAAATAAAATCAAAGAAGCATATGAAATGACCGACGCTCTTTCAAATGAACTTAAGGATTATATTGATGAAGACTTATTAGAATCAAATGATGTTTCCGATGTTAGCACCAACAATGCTGAAAAGTTATATGAAGGAATCAAAGCACTAAGATATTCTTCCGATGAAGTTAGCGACCCTTTCGCTAAAAAGTTCAAAGGTAATGTGTTAGAAGCATTATTAGAATCACCCGAACTTATGATTAAGTTTGTTCACTACGCTATTAGAGAAGATGATAAGGCACTACCAAAGGAAGCGTATTCAATCAAAGATATGAAGCCCGATGATATTACAGACGGTTTAACAGGATTAGATTTAGAAGTTGATGATGTTGCACTTTACATCATAGAACATTATGGTGATGGTAAAGATTCTAAAAAAGTAGAAACAAAAGTAAAAGCCGCTATGAATATGTTAGAATTAATATTCTTATCTAAAAATACTAAACAAGATTGGGCGGAACTAGAGGACATAGATACTGAATTAGATGAAGCGAAGGCTAAAGATGATAAAGACGAGGATAAAAAAACTATTCTCAAAGAAAAGAAGTCCAATGAAGAAAAAGCCCAAAGTGATTTTATTATTCCTAACAAACCAATGTATAGAATATTCACAATAGAAGACATGAATGAGTTGAAAGGTTTTACAGGTGAATTTTATGTTCAAGAAAAATACGATGGTTTTAGAATACAACTTCATAAGATAGATAAGAACATAAAAATCTATGACTATACAGGTAAAGACATTACATCAAAGTGTAAAGAAGCAGTTGAAGAACTAAAGAAAAAACATTTCGGTGATTGTATATTAGATGCTTCTTTGGTTTTATTTGATGGTGAAGATTCACTAAAAAGAAAAGAAGCCGTAGAATATTTAGAAGGTAAAAGAGAAGGAACACCTAGAATACATGTCTTTGATATTATGAGACACAATGAAGAAAACCTAATGGAAGATACTTTACAGAACAGAATGCAAATAATGTTCAACAACTATTCTATTCATTCTACCGAAGCACTAACATTCCCATCTAAAAAAGATACAAGAGTAGCGGATAATCTAAAAGATGTTGAAGAATATTCTAAGAAGATTATGGAGATGCCTACTGCCGAAGGAGTTATGATAAAAGATGCGACTTCAACATACTTCTTAGGAACTAAGAAAAATCCAAAGTGGATTAGATGGAAGCCTGTAGTAGAATTAGATTTGATTGTTCTTGATAAAAAACAAAGTGGTTCTAACTATTCTTACAAGTTAGGAGCAGGGCCAGTTGAAGAAGGAGATGAAAAAATAGAAGGTGTGAATTACCTTAATGTTGGTAGTGCAACTAATACTAAAGTTTCAGCCGATGTTGGAAACATAGTTAGAGTTTCAATAGATAAGGTCAAAGAAGTCAAAGGAAAACCTATGGTTTATTCAGCAAAGATAAATGAAATTGCTGAATCTATTACACCCGATAAATTAGTGACATTACAAATGCTAGTAAAAGATACTGATAAATCACTAAATTATACAGTAGAAGAAGTAGAAAAAGGAATTGTAATTACAGACCATATTCACGGTGAAGCCAATATAATTATCAAAGGAGACATGGAAGGTTTTACTATCTATGGTTTTGAAAGAGATAATTTAATGGCTAAAAATGCAATTATGGATTTAGACTTATGGAAAAATCAAGCAGAAGAAATAATGAAAACAAAACAATCTAAACTTACAGTTGCTATATTTAATTACTTGAAAGAAAAAGGAGCAAAAACTCCTAAAGAAGTTCACAACTTTTTGGTAAAGAATCATAAAGATAACTACCAAGATATATTAGAAAGCAAAGAAAGCAAAGTAAAAGATTGGTTTGAAAATAGAGATGGTATATCTTTTGATGCTAAAACAAAGAAACTATTTGCTGAAAATGATAAAATAATGTTAGATTCAATTAAAAAAGAATATAAAACACCCGAAGAATATAGACAAGGGCAATATAAATTATATCTTAGAGATGATGATAATTTAAATTTAGTGATGAAATTGGGTGATGAAAGCATTAATTGGTTAATACGATTAGATTCACAAGATGATATTTTTGAATTGTTTGGTAAAGCAGGTAAGTTCCCTGCTATCGTTGCTAAGAATATTTCAAAAAGAAAACTGTTAGATAGTGGAGATGTTAAATTAGGAGTTCAAAGAGAAGGCTACCATGAATATTTCTTAGATGGTAATAAATTTGAAACTAAACTCCATGTTAGAATGCTTGAAGTTAAAGGAAAAAGAATGTGGTTAGCATGGACAGGCTATGAACAGAAACCTGCTGATACTGATACAGATAGAGGCTTATGGAACATTTATGAAGATAAGTTTAGCAGTCTTAAATTACCTCCAAAAGAGGACTAATTGTTTAAAATAACCGTGTGTATTATATATTAGAAGTAAATTTTTTCCATATGAGCAAATGTCTTCGGCAATCTTAGCAACTAGGAATGATGGCTTCTCCATCATAAAGAGTAGTAGCGATGATTTGATGATTGGTGGATATGCTAGTATTGAAATTGTTGATAAACAAAACGATTTGATTACACTTAAAGCACTTAATGAAGCAGTTGCTAAATTTATGCAAGATTCTAAATTTAGAAATGTAATGACAAACCATTCTAATGTTCAAGTTGGAGAGGTTGTAGATTCTTATAGAGATAAAACCGGCAGACTTTGGAAATCCGAAGTTGATGATGTTGGTTTCTTTGTAGTAATTAAACTACGAGATGATATAGAAAAGGCCAAAGAAGTAGGTCGCAATATTCGCAAAGGGTCGTTGAGGTCTTTTAGCATAGGAGGACAAGCCCTCCAAAAAGTAAAGAAAAGTAATGAAAACTTGGGAGAGTATAATGAAATCAGCAAGTTAGAGTTGCATGAAATTACTATATGCGAAAAAGGAATCAACCCCGAAGCGAGATTTGATATTTTGAAACAAGATAAGACAGGTGAAAAAACTATGAGTAATAAACTAGAGAAAGCATTAGCGGAGTTAGACACTTTGCTAGAAGAAGTAAATACGCTTCGTAAAGAAGAAGAGATGCTTGATGAAAAAGGCATGAAAGAAGAAGAGATGGCTGATGAAACAGAAATGGGCGACTACGGCATGGACAAGGAAGATGAAGAAGATATGGACATGAAAGAAGATGAAGAAGACATGGACGAAAAAGGCATGGGCGAATATCAAGATGAAGAAGCAAAGGCTTACTTGAGAACTCTTGATGGTGCAGGAAACCAAATTGGAGAACCTGCTGACCGTATCGTTATTAACAACGGTAAGCCAACTGCTTCCGATATGCCGGTTGTAAAGGCATTTGATAATGGTGAATTTGACACACTAGATTTGTCAAACGCTAACATTGAGAAGGCTTATGAGGCGTTCCGACAAGAACAACTTGAAGCACTTGCTTACGACAACCTAAAGAAGTCCTTTGAAGCAAGATTCGCTAGAGAAGTTTCAACAAGAGAGAATGTTATCGCCAAGCAAAACTATGATGCACAAAGCGAGATTGCTTCTCTTAAGAATGAATTTACACAACTAAGGAAATCTTTGACTGCTGAAAAAGAAACTATCCTAAAGGCACAAGAAGAATCCGCAATTAAACTCCCAAGTATGGAAGAGATGGCTGACATGGATTGGTCGGACATTCACAAAATGGTAGGAGGAATTTAAGATGACAGGTTATATTAATACAATCGCAGATTTAGAAGCAAGCACATATGGAATAAACAATTTACCTGCCGGTAATGCTTTGTTAAAGCAAGCAGGTGCTATCGGTGGAATACACACCGGACATGACGGTTCTCCGTCATTCTCCGGTAGTGCCGTTAGTGATGTATCGGCATTATACAACATTGTTTACGGACAGAAAGTATGGTCTATGTTGAATAGAGAAGTTAATGCTCTTTCAATGATTTCAAAAAGACCTTATTCTTCTAGTGGTTGGAGAGTTCTAAAGTCAAGACCTGCCGGTGGAAGCGGTAATTTGTTTACTGTTGATGCAAGCGGAACTGAAAACTTAGCGGAACTAGGTTCGGATAGCCCAAGAGCAGATATGATTGGTGGTGTTCCTGAAAATGCCGCACTATCTACTGCACAAGATGGATTAGGCCCAATTGCTCCAACATATGCACAACTCAACATGAGTCCTAAAGTCGTTGCACATCAATTTGATTTCAGCGAACTTGCTATGGAAATGGCTCAAATTGATGATGGAATTGGCGACATTAGAGCGCAAATGAGAGAAGACATGGGTAAGCACCACGCAGAAGTTCAAAACAAAATGTTGGTTATGCCGCTAGAGCATTATGGTGAATCTTCCGCTATGCCTAATATCGGAAACAACTATACTTCTCTAAATAAGGTTATTACCTCAAGAGATGAATTGCTAAAGATTGACGGTGGAGTTATCGCAACTGATACTACTTCCGCTTCTAACGCTCTAGGAAAGATTTACGGCAGTGAAAGATTTACTGCGGCATCTTTCCTTGATGCAGAAGTAGATTGTGGAACTGGTTATGCGGCAGGAGATGTTCGTTCACTAACTCTAACAAGACTTAATGACATGATTAGAAACCTAAGACTAGCCGGTGGTTCTCCAAAGGTTATTCTAACTGGCTATGATACAATTCAAGCAATCGCTGATTTGCTACAAAGCCAAGAAAGATTCATGGATAGAAAAGAAGTAGTCCCAACCGTAAATGGTGTTAGAGGAGTTAAAGGACAAGAAGTTGGATTTAGAGTAGCAACATACTACGACATTCCGCTAATTCCTGTTAAAGACATGTGTCAAACAGGCAGTGCTTCAACAAAACTAAGTGATTTACTATTCCTTGATACAGACCATTTGTGGCTTTCTGTTATGAAGCCAACACAATACTTTGAAGATGGTATCGCTAATGGAAACCCATTCGGTGTCGGAACTCTAGGAAACAGGGCTTTGTATCGCACAATTGGTGAAGTTGGTTGTTCCTTCTTCAAGGGTCAAGGAAAGATAACAAACATACAGTAAGGAGAATAAAGGAGAGGATATAATATGGCTTTTACAACAGTAATACATTTGGAAATGAACTTAGAAGGAAACAGAAAATTGGTGTGTGGACAAACAACTACCGATGGAACAGACGGTAATATTGAAACCGGACTTTCTCTAGTAGAGAGTTTGGTTTTTACCCACAAAGGCAGTGCAGTTGAGGCTAATGCCGCTACAGTTAATGCAGATTTCCCACTAGCAAGTGGTGATGTTGCTATTAAATGCACTAGTGCTGATGTAGTCTACTTTCAAGCAATCGGGCAATAAGGTGATTAATAATGGCTATCGCAGTGACATTATTAGCAGACCATAAAGGCACTACACGACCTAAAGTTAGCGGTGATGAATATGTGGTTGATGCACTAATAGACATGGGAACTTATGCTTCCGGTGGTTTAGAAGTTGATGCTTCGCTATTAGGCTTAAGCACTATTACTCAAGTTATGATAACTGGACAAGATTCAGTAGTTGGACTAGTTGTTCCCGAAGTATCGGCAACAGGGGCTTATGAAGGCACTACTTCATTTAAACTCAATGTTGTTATAGGAACAAGCGGGGCTAATGAAGAAGGCGGTTCAGTAGACTACGGTTCAGTTAGAGTTAGAGTTTACGGAAACCTTTGAGGGGATTTAATTGGTTAAAGTTAGATTGGCTGACAATTCTAAAATCGGCAGACTTAACATTACACCAAAGAAAGAAATTACAAGGAAAGATGAAGAAACCGTTTCAGTAAAATGGGCGGTTCTTCGTCTTTCCGACCCTAATTATTTCTTTGTGTTTAATGAAGAAGACCGAGAAGAGTTGTTAGCACTTAATGAAAAACTTGTTCTAATTGGTTGTAAGGAAACAGGTAAGGATATTTCAACTGTTGATGAATTAGCAGATGAACTTCTACCAAAGAAGATAAAACCTAAACCAAAACCTAAACCAAAGCCCAAGCCAAAGCCAAAAACTCCTTCTAAATCAAAGAAAGAGTAATCGCTACATTAAATAGGTGGAGTCTTTCTCCATCAATTGAACAGGTGTTAGTATGACAGGCATAGGCGGTTGTAGAAGTAGTGGAGTTTTAGGAGCAAGTGCGGTTGTAAGTAATGAAGGTGCTAAGTTAATTAGCATTCATGCGGCAATTTCAATCTCCGGTGGAGATGCAGTAACGGTTAAAGTTTTCAACGGAACTAGTAATGGTGGAACAGAAATTGCTAGAATACATCAAGAAACAAATGGACACTACAATTTAGAGTATGACATGCATGGTGTTTTGTGTAGAAACGGTATCTACTTAGAAATAACAGAAGCCGGAAGTTCTACTGCTAATATTTCAGTAGAGTTCAATTGAGGTTTTATTATGGCGGCATTAAGTCAAGACACAAGATTAATTATGACAATTTTATTTGTCGGAACAGTTAGCGGAGCAAATGTATATTTTTACTCCGCTTATGGATTAAACTTCCCTTATGGGCCATTAGCACATTCTGTTTTATTTGGCCTTATTACAGTTGGCGGAATAATGGTTATGAAGGCATTGTTTGATTTATCACTAAATGACAAGATAGAAATTAGATTGTTAGATAGGCAAATAGAAAATCACTTTCAAAGACTACAAAGAGAAGAACAAATCAAGGCTAAACTTCAAGAAAGCATGAAGCAGTTTGGGACAGTAAGGCGTGAAAATTGGCGCAACAATGTTATGACTGCTGACGATTATGAAGATAATACAATAGGAAATGAGTTCCTAGCAACTATCCAACAATAGGTTGTGATGGCTTGGTCTTTGGAGACATAATGGGCTTTAGTGAGTCCGACTATGTGTATAATCAAAGTAGGGCGCATTCAGCAGATATGTTTTTTATAAAAATGAAGATGTATTTTTGGGGTTCTTGTGCGGCACTATCAGCGTTTTTGATTGGTAATATAATGGGAGTCTTTGACATTAATATAATGGGTTGGATTATAGAGAGGGCTAAGGATATTTGGGGGCATTAAATGTCCATAATGACCGGCTTTGCTATTCTCGTCGGTGAAGCAATTATAGGATTTTACAAAAGAGTCCATGCAATTAACTTTGGAGTATATGGTTCTACAATGGTTGGTAAAACAACTTTGAGCCATCAACTTAGAACAAGGGGGGAAGTTCCCACAATAAGCGAAAGAACAGTTGGCTTGCATAGAGCCACTAGAAAAAATATAAAGATTGATGGAGATTCTCATACAATTAAAAGTGCTGACTTAGGAGGCGAAGCAATTTATTGGAAAGAATGGGTCAAAGATATGCAAAAGCGTAGAGTAAAATATATTATTTTTATGATAGACCATAGGCATTTAGATTCCCCTTCTAATTTAGACCATCAGTTAGCATGGAAATTTTTAGTAGATACTATTGTGGCTGATAGATGGCCTTCGGGTAAAAAGAAAAAAGAAGCAGATTATCCTATGGCCGTTGGTATATGGGCTAACAAATATGATATGTGGGGAGAGAAATATAAAAGCGATAAACCCATAGATAAACATGAAATATTTGAACCGTTTACATATGGAATGAGGCAGTTGAATGACAAGGGAATACCTTGTTTCAAGTATATAGTATCAGCAAAGTCCGACCCCGAAATGGTGTATAAGGGAATTACTAGTATGATAAAAGATTATTGAGGAATGAAAGATGTATCAGCAACCTAATTTAATAAATACGCAACAAGCAAAGAACGCCTTTTTGCCTAAACTACAACAGTATAGAGCAGTTGGGGCAATTGAAGACTATAAGTTTGATGCGTTAAAACCAAAGAAGCAAATGAAAGAAATAAGAAAAGTATTGTTGCCGGAAAAGAAACAAATATTGTTTTTAAAATACGGCCATAAATTTAACTTCAAAGATAGATGTGTAGTATGTGGAACTCATCACATTTGGGAGGCTAGTGATTATTTGAGGCCACCAATACCACTAGATAAAGTAGAGAAGGGAAGGCCACTTAGAGGAACTTATTGTCCTAGACATGCGGCTATTCACAAACAAATGGAAATGCTACAACAACAAATATTGGCTGATGAACACGGCTTAGATTTTAAGGCATTTATTCCTAAAGCGAAAATGCCCTCTATGCTAAAAAGACAACAAATAACTGACCTAACAAAAGAAGATGTTATGAGGCTGACTAGCATGGGGTGGACTATAACGCCACCAACACCGGCCAAAGATGCAGAAACACAATTAGCAGAAATGGTTAGATTAACGGCAGAAATACAATTAAATACAGAAAGGATTAATTATCTAATTAAAGGAGAGCAGGGTGAGTAATATGGGAATTTTAGGAACAAGTAATAAAACTGTTTTAGGAGCAGTTCAACAACAAAGCGACCAACAATTTAAGAATGTAAATAACTTACTTTCTTTACAAGATAATCATGTTGAGGAGTTCTTTCAATATCACGGTCAAATGTTTTTGACACAAATGGAAAAACTCATGGAAGATGTTGTAGAAAGAGTAGTTAGTAAGATGTTAGCGAAACTACAATTTACAACTGATTCTACAACAGGAATGTTAAAGATTCATAACGATGCTATGAGAGAATTTGAAAAGATTACGGCAGAAAATATAGAATTAGACATACAAAAAGTATTAGATGCGGCTATCAATACAGAAGTTGTTAATCAAAGAAAGTTAGCAAAACAACAATACCTAGAATCTCAAGGATTTAGCGGTGGTGGCGGTATGCAATCAATGACACAACCAACCGCAGGTGTAGCAATAGCGGGATTAACTGGTAATATGCAACAATACCAACAGATGCAAGGTGCTATGAATAATGGTAGTGGCTATCCTGTTCCACCATCGGGAACTGATAATTATGGAAGACCATATTGGATAGATGCTCAAGGACAGATGAGTTACGAACCTCCACAAAGCGGATTAGGTTTAGGTAGTGCTATACAAAAAGGTGCGGCTT